CGAATCCGCCGCCCACGCCGCCGCCCACGCCGCCGAATCCGCCGCCCACGCCGCCGCCCACGCCGACTCCGCCCACGCCGACGCCGACCGCGCCGACTCCGCCGCCGACCGCGCCGCCGACTGATCCCATGTACCTGTTGTGATTACATCCTCATGAAAACTTAAAACCCCACGAATAGAATCTATAACTTTCTTTCTTAATTCATCAGATAAATCAGGAAGATTAAGAATTCTTTCAATATTCTCTTTCATAAGAAAAGCACAGAACTTCCATTTAACAGGCTCAAGGTTAACACCCACAGGAATAGCAGCAAGAAAATCAATTGCGAACTGACTGTTTTCACCCGTAGGCAGATTTTCAAAGAAAGCGTCTTGAAGTCTCGCTAGCCATTCAGGAATCCCGATGGCTTCTTCTAATACCTTATGGTCAGATGTTTTATAATTCTTATTAAACACGAGGTTAAGCGAATCAATGGTACATCCGATAGCGCATCCCTTAAACTTGCCATTCTTTTCGCCATAAGTTCTTTTAATGAACTGGTCTTGTTCTTGATGTTTTTTCATTTCACAAACAACAAGATTCTTTAGATTTTTGTCACTATGGTAACTTAACATTTAACTCTCCTTTGCTAAAATTCTTTACCTTGACATATAACTATTTCTTCTAATGAAATTATTTCAATTTTGAAATCGTTCCAATAATACTCATTAAAATCTTCTAGGTTTTTACATTCCATATCTAGTCTCCTTAAAATTTATATTGACTTCACTTTTGAATAATAATATCATGTAATCACTTTGTCAACACTTTGTGAACAAATATAACTGGGGATGTAATGAATAAAAAAGTAAGGTCGCTTTCTGTAAGATTTTCGGAAGAAGATTTGCGCGCCATTAATAGTATTTCCAAAAAGCTTGGAATGTGGGCGAGCACTTGGGTGAGGCAAGTGGTTTCCGATGAACTCGTTAGACTTGGCAAGAAAAAAGATATTAAAAATTATATGCGAGAGTACGGAAGATGATTAATAAACCTGAAATCTATAATAATCGGAACCTTGCTGCCAATTCTTTTTCAGAAAGAGTTGCAAGGCTTTTGTTTATTAAAAACTTTATTAATGAAAACTTTGGGGAAGGAAAATTTTACTCAAAGATTAAAACTTATGGCATAGGTTCTTTTTATATTGAATAATAAAGGATACTCACTAATGGAAAAAGAAGTTCAATTACATGATAGGTATAAATTTGGATATCAAAGCCCAAACGGCATCTATCTACAATCAAAAAAATATACTACTCATGCAGTGTACAAAAGAAAAGAGACGAAGATTAATATTTATCTAATTTTAGGGGCAATGATTTTTATTACAGTGCTAATATTAATGTTTGGGTGCATTGAGCAGCTTATTATATTTCTTTTCTCAATAATCTTTTCAACGATAGTTTCAAGTTTTTTGCTTAAAAGGTGAATTATGGTTAATAAAAAATATGAACTTAGAAGAAAGCTTAAGAAGCTTATACAAAAACGCAAAAATGAACGCGTTAAGTTTATTGAGAATAATCCACCAAGATATGACGAGGTATATTGGGAAGGTATTAAATGGCTAGATTCTTTGTGAAAGGTATTTTTTAGTAACTTCAATAGCCTCTTCAAGGCTTTTGCATGCCTCACAAAGGTAACCTTCTCTTGATAAACTTTCCATTATCATCGACTGTTCTTTTCTAACAATTCCTTTTTGTGATTTAAATTCGATAAAGAGACCATGATATCTGCCTCTTGAGACAAACACTCCTACGTCTGGGAACCCCTTCTTAAGACCCTCTCGCTTAAGTCTATAGCCGTATTTAACTTCTCTCTTACCTCCATTGGGAATTGATGCCGTAACTTCGGCTATTCTGGGATATTGAAGTTTAACCCATTCAATGTAAGCGCTTTGGATGGCAGATTCGGAAGCCGATTTCCTCTGTTCCATGAGGTAAATGTCTCACAAAATTATAGGTTATTGTCTCAATGTTACTGCAATTTAGAAGTGATATCGTCAAAAACATTTTGCTCTTTCAGGAAGTTGGGTCTATTTACAGCAGACCCAACCATTCTAAGACCTAAATTGAATACCACTTAGTAGTGGTGTTTTTTAGACCAATACCGTAACATCTGTTAGAAGTAGGTACTTAAGACCAGCAGTCTTTAAGTTAATCCATTCTGCAAATGTTGTCAACACTTTTACACCAATTTTATAGTTAGGAGAATTAATAAATGAATACTGTTCTCGAAAATGAGCGCGATATTTTTATAATCAAGTACAAAAGAGAGAGAGATTACACAACACTTTATAACGATTGTATAAATGACGAAAAGCTCTGCGCCGAATCTTTAGCGTTCCTGGTATACGTTATGAGCAAACCAGATGACTGGCGAATAAACTTAAAAAACTTATCTAATAGATTTAATATAGGTCGAGATAAGACAGATAGAACCATAAAAGAACTTTGCGCGCTTGGGTATATGAAAAAAAATCAACCTAGGTCAGAAGATGGGTCCTTTTCCCAGATTTTAATCTACGCATCTGACAAACCTATATTTATTGTAGAAGCCGACCCTCTTGAAGTAAATGAGTCTCCAGACAAACAACCGTATACTGAAATTCAGGAAACGGTTGTTATAAATAATACTGACAAACAACCGCTCACTGAAAACCCGTTAACGGGTTTTCAGGAAACGGTACCTTATATACAAATAAAAGACTATTACAAAGAAAACAACAACAACAAAAGTATAAGTAATCCTATAGCGAGTACGACAACCACTCATTCTAGTGAGGAATCAAACATATATCCAGACGCTTCTGTTGTTGTTTTTTTTATGAATAGGATTGAAGGAAGCGGTGTACCTGAAGCTACCCTCGTGTCTTGGCTTCGAAAGTATGGAACAGACTATGTGGCTGAGAAGGTGCGCATTTACCAGAGCAAGGGCATCATGGCTAACCCCGGCGGATTCCTAAGCTCAGCAATTCGCTATGACTGGAAAGAAAAGAAAACTACTGAGCCGACCAAGAATGCCTCAGACCACATAAAACCATCTAACAAAGTTTGTATTGATGATGCAAAAAATTGGTTTAGATACTTAACAAATGATGAGAAGATGATACAGTACGAGAAAGCAATAAAGGGATGGTATGCGCTAGAAGATGCCCTCAATCTACAAAAAGCCTCCGTCCTTGATGATAGTTTTGTAGATAGCCCCTGGTTCAAGCCAATGATGGAAACGATAGGGGTAAAATTTTAGATTGATAATAAGGCAAAATCCAAAATCCTAGGGGGGCACGTTAAATTAAAATTAAAAATTTGTATCTTTTTAAGGGTATCAATTTAAAAAGTCACCACGGCAATTTTTAGAGGGTTTTATAGAAAATTCAAAACTGCATGACAAATAATCAATGTATTGAAATATAGGTCAAATTAGGCTAATCTAATTTTTTAAATAATTTAGGAAGATTAATTATGAAATATTTACAAAAGTTGGTTTTTTTGCTTTTTCTCTCCTCACCTGTTTATTCTGGAAGTCTGAACAATTACTTAGATTTTTATATAGGAGCAGACAGCCAGCTTCGTATAACAAAATTCAAAAAAGACTTTGGTGAAAATATTTTCAAGAATACATATCCTCAAGGAAATATCTATGTTGGATTTATGCTTAGTGATAATATTGGTGTTGAAGGTGGCTTTGAGTCTACGACAGAAAGAGTTTGTTATTCAACATTATTGAACGGCGATTGTTGCGCAGGTCGTCATGTACCTAGCATCTTATCACCCTCTTTTTTTAAGACAAAGTTAAGAATAAAAGGACCCCATATTGGATTAATTTTATTTCATCCAATTAAAGATTATCCCATTAAATTATTAGGCTCCATAGGAATTAGCGCCGTTAAAGGAACTGCGGAAATTAAGGGAATTACTCTAGGAAGTCCGCCTATTGAAGGATTGACAAGAGCGTTAAGTAAGCATAAAGAAGCGCTTAGATTTATGGGGGGTGCGCAATATACAGCCAAGAGCGGCTTAGGTTTTAGAGCAACTATTAGTTTTATTAAGACTCGACGAATAGTTATCAAGAAAAGTGATACTCACCCAAGTATACAAATTCCAATGGTTAAGTTAAGGGATAGCATCGCTTATGGATTGGGCGTTTTATATGAATTTTAGAGCAAGATAGGTGTATATACTTGGACGTAGGTGTATATTAATTTTATCGAACTATCACAAAATAGCATTCTTTGGTACAATGTGTAAAATGGATTTTTAGGAAGGGAATTATGGATGCTTGGCAAAAGGGAGAATCCGGCAATCCTTTTGGCGACAAGCTTCGATATTCTCCTAAGATAAGGGACTTAAGGACTATTTATCAGCAGAATGTTGAGGAAGTTTACAACATATTGCTAGGGATAGTAAGAGACACGGAAGTTCACGCTCATGTTAGAGGCCAAATAGGGAAATTTATCCTTGAGCAAGCGACAGGGAAAGCGCGTCAATCAATTGAGTTCAAAGTTGAGGAAACTATAGCTCCTAATATGATGACCTCAGAGCAGCTTAATTTAGCAGCAGCTAAGAAAACAAAGGAACTTGTTTTTAGCTTGATTGAAACAGGAAGGGAAGAAGAGATAGACGAAATAGAGGAATATATCAGAGCAAAAAGGAAATGCTCTGTAATCAATGACAAGGATGTCATTGAAGGTTCTGCTAATAAGGTGGAATATGGTGTTAAATAAAACCTCTTTTAAGGCCTTCAATTAACAAAACATCTCCAATTGTATCATTAACCCACGCTTTTTCAAGTATAAGCAAAAACTTAAGTGTATCTATTGGTAACTCTTCTAAGAAAGATTTTTTACAGACCTCTAGCACCCCTTTAACTCTAGCATTGGCATCAACTGATTTCTCCATTATACCATAAATATCTTTTAATACTTCGCGTTTTTCTTCGTTCATAAAATTAGTAGATAAACTTGTTTGTATGGTGCTCATTTAGCCTCTCCCTTAATAAAAATAGTATACTGAAATGTAAGAATGGTCTCCAGAGCTTCGTGCTTAAACTCTGAAAGCGTTGAGTAATCTAACAAAGTCTCGCTGTTTTGTTTTCGCCAAAAGTTTATTCTGTCAAAGAGTTCTTTTTTGTTAGTCATGGCCTTGTTCCTTGAGAAACCATAAAGGTTTCTATTATAAATAAAAATTCTAGAGCCTTAAGACTCGAACAATCTTCCAAGGCAGAAAGACAATTAACCTTTAAAAAGTCTAAAATTCTAGATTCCGATTCTTTGTTTTCTTTTGTGTATTCCCTTATGCGGGCGCATATGTATTCTTTTTCAGAACGCATTGTCGTTATCCTTGATAAGTTCAGAGTTTTCATATTGGTTTCCAAGAATTTCTGGTTTTCTATACTTAACTGTTCCTATAGTTTGCGCTAAATTTATAACCCAGCCTTTCTTGAATAAGCAAAAATTTGCTTTTTTATCATTCCATGAAACTATATAAATTCCACCCCTACAATCACTATCTATGAGAAAAATATCCCCTTCATAAATATCAACACCGTTTTTATCTTTGAGGCCCGTGTATTGCATTATTCTATGAGGTCTATCATAGGATAAATAGATTCCTCCAACTGCCATACCTCCAGTTCCAGCCAAAAAAGGTTCTTTTCTTATAAATCCAAAATTCGGGTCTTTCTTGTTTGAAATATCATATATAGTCCATGGCTTGGTCATTTCATTAGTATCTTCAAACCATGTTCTAAATTTAAGTTCTCTCATTTAATAATTCCTTATTTTCATAAATGTTTCCAATGATTTCTAAACCATCATGATATGCTTTATCAAAAAGCCACCATTCATTATTTTCCCACTTAATTCTAAATGCTGCTTCTCGGTAAATAACAACTCCATTTCCTTTTATTACAAAATTAATTCCATTAAAGTATTTATTTGCTAAAATATCCCCTTCATAAATATCAACACCGTTTTTATCCTTGATACCTATATGTTGTTCAGGGTCTGTATCATATATTCCCTTATAAACGTTATTCCAAAAAATATGTGGAAATAGAACATCACTATAGTTACAAATATAACTGCCGTCTTGTGATTGAATAAATGCCCTAAACTTAATTTCTCTCATCATCTCTCCTTCTCATCTTGCTTATCCTTCCATTACCTTAATAATTTCTTTCTTAATAATCTCTAATGCCCCTAATAAAAGGCATCCATGATTTTTATAAAACGCATTCAAATGCTCAATTGAATAAGCGCGGTCTTTATTAATTTTAACAAAGAAAGCCAAATAAGCCGCTGTATCAGAACTCTTATAATGCTCAACCCATTTTTCCAATTCCTTAGTAGCATGTTCTGCATCAGCTTTTTCTGATTTATTAAATTCTATTACTTTCATAATATGTTCTTTATTACCCTATGCTAACTTTTTAGCCAATTCATCCGCTTGTGACTTTATCTCACCAGTTTCTTTGTTAACTTCTTCTGCGTCGTATTCCAGATGCTCAATCAATACGCCTTCCGGGATATCTACGATTAATGCCTCTTTAATATCTTGTATTCCAATCTCATTATGTTCGTCTAACGCAGCAGCTTTCTGCATTTCAACAGAGCTTGGGAGCCATTTGAATAGTCTTCTAACAACAGTTTTTTGAGCCATGGCTTCAAATTCAGAAACCCACGGCCCGGACTGAGACTTTGACTTAGCCTTTACGTTATCAATTTCTGTCTTAGACATTACAACAAATTGAGCACCACCGTCTTTTAATTTGGCAACAGCGTAAGCAGCTATCATTTTGCCTTTTTCTGTTAATACTGGTTTGTGTACAAGTTTTTCATTTAACCCCTTTTCAAACTCAAAGAAATCGTTTTCATAAACTATTTCCGCTGAGATAGATATTATGTTTCCACTTCTTCTAGCTAAATCAATTAAACCACGATAACCTGGGATGAAATTACATTCTACAATTCCTTTTTTCATATTTTTAAAAGGAACTAAGTAAGCAGACCCCAATATTCCTATTTCAAGCCCTAATTGACTAGCCACCATAACCGCCGCTATAAAGCTCATTGGCTCACATTCTCTTAACAACGGTGTTTTTCTAAATTCTGTTAATGCTATTCTGCATACTCTCTCTACTGACAAATGTTTAGGTAAACACAACGCTAACTGAGGCTTCATTTTTTGAAGCAGTTCCGCTACCCTTGCTTGATTTGATACGATAACTTCTTTCTTCTCTGCTTGGCTAATCATGATTTTTCTCCTGTTTCAATAAGGGTTAAAATAGTGTCAGCAAAAATCGATAAATCCTCTAGTCTTTTTGCCCCAATTTCTTCCATTACTTTCTCGATTTTTATTTTTATTTCCGGGTTATTCGTCAGCTCTCTAATCTTATCTATTTTAAATTTTTTATCTGAATTATTGGTAAGAATTTGTTCAAGGTCTTGCTGTAGATTCCAAATAGCCTCTAACGTAGTTATTGTCAGACATTCCAAAAAACCTTCTTTTAACAAATCTCTCCTGTTCCTCTCTTCTAGAATGAGAATTCTTTCTCGTATAATCTCTGCCTCTGCTGAAGTAATACTCATTTTATTCCCCCTTAACTAATAGTCTGCGTTGTGGTTCTGTCGATTTTAGGTATTCTTTATAAGTTTCTGGGTTTTCTTTCGAAAACAACTTAACGTCAAATCTTTCCCCGGATTTTGTAAGCTTGTATGTAACCATAACCTTCCCATCAACGTCAATCATAGTATCATAATCTTTCATAAAACTTACGATTTTATCCCGGCATTCTTGTTCTTTTAAATCTATTTCTATTTTCTGTTTTTTTATTTTTTTCAGTTCATAAATTTTTTCTATAACTTCTGGTTCCGCAATAATGGGTTCTTGCATTGTGTTTTTATATAGGTCTAAAATATCCTCCTCGTTTACTGGTTCTGGTGCAACATCAGCCAATACATTATTAAACCAGAAGTCTTTCTCGATATTTATTAACTTTTTTTCTAAATCTAGATTTCTTTCGTATTCATACCATCTCATTTCGCGCGTCATTGTAAATACGACAGCTATGTAGGCTTTATCGAAGCTGCCAACTGCACAATAGTGGGCTACTTGCATTAAATAATGGGGTGGAATTATGTTTTCATTATCGCCCCATCCATCGGCACTTAAGGCTGTTTTACATTCTAAGATAGCGTTTTCGTGTTTTAATCTAAAATCTATATTGCCGGCCATCCATTCATGTTCTGAATGTATTAATAGTTCTTGAGTTTTTGGCAGAAGTTCCTTGCCGCTCTCGTGCTCAAACCATTTAGCGACCCCGTCTTCCATATAATTACCAAACTTAATATAACTGGCGTTCGATATATCTTCTTGTTCTTTACGCCTGGTTTTTTCTAGCCATATGGCTACTTTAGTTTTATAAGGAGATAGACCGCATATTGATGAACTGTCACTTCCACAAATGTAGTTAAGTCTTTGATTTATTTGGTCTACGGTTAACATACTTTTTCCTTTTCAACTATTTCAGAAATCTGAAGATTGCCGCCGTAGTATCCATTTGATGAGTTTCTAAAGTCTATTTTGCAAATTCCTTTTTCTGTATAGATGTCATAATTCATTATATCTAAGCATTCATACTCATTTTCCTCAAATCCTCTTTTAACGCCATTTTTTTTAATCTTTATGATTGTTTGTCCGATTATATTGTCGATATCTTCTATTTCTTCTACCCAACTACAACTACAGCACTCTCCTTCCGCCTCATAAATGTATTTATGAGTATCTGTTTCAAATGTTATCAATTCGCAATCGTCTGAAACAACAACGCTGTTTATTTTTTGACCTATTAAGTTGTCAAGGTCAGGCAAATATTCCATGGATTTTGTCTCCTTCTGTAGGTTTTTATATCTTACCATATGAAAACACTTTGTCAACACTTTGTGAACATATTTTTAAATAAATTGTTTTAATTTTAAAAAAGTTGTTGTATAATGTGTTTGAGAGTGTAGGAGGTAAGGGCGCAAAACTTGTTTTGCAATACCGAAGCCATCAGTTAGTGAGGCTCACAGGAATATCCGCTACTAAGCAAGCGCCTGTGCGCATCCCTCATATACTGTAGCTAGCCTAAAGATAAGCTACCGCCGTGAAAATCGGCAGCACTCTCATTTTTTTATAGTATATAGGGAGAATTTTATGTCTTCTGTTTATTTTTTGTTGGGTTCTATGATAATGTCCGCGCTTATTGTATGGATTTATGATACTTTTTGGAATGGTAATAATGACTGATAAAATGAAAAATGAAATTCTTGCGAATCTCTTAGAGAAGGGTGTTAGTTGTGATAGGTGTCCAGCTTGCAGAAAAGAAATGCTTAATCTAGAGAGTGAGTGCATTCGTAATATAGCTGTCTCTGACATTAATAAGGTATGCGCAGCAGTTTTTTTTACTTGCGGGAATTGTGGGTATATTATGCAGTTTGCTTTGAAGGCTTTCGGGCTAGAGGTTAATACAGGGGCATTTAAATGACGATTTTATTATTTTTAAAGTGTTTTTTTACTTTTTTTGTTTCCTCACTCTTGGTTGGTGTTGTTGGTCTCATTCTTGAGAATTATGGATACAATAGATTTTCAAATAATTTCATCGTGAAGGTTGGTGATTTATTTATAGATTTATCAGCCTTTTTAGTTAAGTTTTCTATTGTTATTGTCTTGACTTTTTTTATTTTCGCGATTTGGCATATGGGGTAGAAATTATGACGGATAGTAGTTGGTTTGGAGTTATTGCTACAATACTTGTTTGTTTTTTTCTTTTTAATATCAGTTCTTCCTTGGAAAAGATATCGCTATCTCTTCAAGGTTTTGATTTGTCTGCGGAGTCTGAGAAAGAGAATAGAATTAAAACGGAGCGCCGAAACGCATTGGTTGATTGGCTTCGTAGCAAGTAACGTACGAAGTTATAAATTTAGGCGATGGGGCTAGAGGCGGATTCTATTGATGAGATTAAAGAAATGGGGTTTGATTCTCAGAAGGTGGAGAATGTTTGTGAAAGACGATGCTTGGAAAGCAATTGAACATTTAGTGAGCATTATCCTTGTTGTTTGGGTATGTTGGACTCTTGAAACCATACAGAATTCTCTTAAAGAAATAAACGAATCTTTAAAAAATGTTGTGGAGAACAGAAATGATTGAAGAAAGCAAAGGCGCGGAAGAGGTGTCCGCACTGAATTCATCTGCTTCGATAGGCGATAACCAGGCAATAGGTGATAGTGCTCTTACTGTTTCTGGAGATAACAATAATAATCAGACTATAGGTATTAATGCTTGGGTGGGTATTCCGGGCATGCCAGTGGCGCCCTGGAGTTGTGGTCAGCTAATACGTCTACAGCCAAAAAAAGACACCCTTTCTATCAAGTCAGAACTCGAATCTATAGGCTTATCTCGGACAGTAAAAAAGAAAGAGAGTTATTTTTCTAAGATTTTGCGTAATATTCGTGAATTTTTTACGGGGTGGTGAATCATGAAGGTTTTTATTATACATAAAGAGGAAGTCTTATGGGACTAAGAATTACTCATGGGTGTTGGCCGACCCCTGGCTTGAGCGCCGGATATGGTCATTTTCACAAATTCAGGTGCTATTTGGCATCTATTGCTGGCTACAGTCTTGTCAAACACGATCACATTGACATACCGGTTCCTGATTTAGATTATTGTTCTTATACCCATGGAAATTATTTAGGCTATTGGGATACTGTACCTTCCGATATTCTTATTGTTTTACTTATTCATTATGATTGCAAGGGATGGATATTCAAGGAATACACTAATAGTTTAGCGGAAAGGCTTACGCAGTTAGCGGATAGAGATAAGATTATTAAGTGCATCGATGATAATCACATTAAAGATAGATTTGAATATTTTGAGAATGTTTCTAGCTTTATACGTGGGTTGGAAAAGGCCTCAAAAAGATGTCAAAAGATAACTTTTAGTTAGGATATAACATGAGTAAGCTGAATAGAATGTTTTTTATTGATACAGAGTTTAACGGTTTTAATTGATGGGTTTTAGATTCTTAAACACTATATATAGTATAAATTTAGAAAAATTGACACTATATGTAGATTTTAAATTTATTTTCATTTGCCTATTGACAATAGGTGTACATACACGTATATTACTCAAATACGGCCACATACCGTGGTTTAAAAGGAGTTAAAAATGAATTTCGAGAATGAATTAAGCAGTAATGTACTTGAATCACAAAGAACCTTAATATCTGATGAATGTCGATTAAGGTTTGATAATTATTTGTTTTCTAGATTCCCAAATATAAGCTTTATTTGTCGGCCAGCAGAAGATATCTATTTTGAACTGTATCGTATTCGTTATGATATAAATAAACGAAAAGTAGAGGAGTTGTATAGATGCTGCAAAGTGGGAGATATAAAATGAAAGAATACGATAAAGAAATAATACGTAATTATGTCTATAGTACTAAAAAATGGGTTTATCGTTATATTTTAGACAATTTTAACGAAAGTGACGAAAAATATTCATTTATTAAATTGTCAATTAAAGAGATAAACGAATTTCAAGATTCGATACTTGAACAGCTTGATAAAAAAGAGCCAGAATACATAATTGGAGTTGAAACTTTTAAAAGTATAGATAGCATACGCCGTAAAGAAATAGCCGCAGAATGCGCAAACTCTATCTCTCAAGTTATTGACGAACTCTATATGAGTGACCACTATGAAGCAAAATCGTATGCTGTTAATAAAATATTAAATATCATAAGGGGTTAATAATGAACGAATTATCAATAAAGGTTATAAAATCTATCAAACACGGTTTTAATAAAGATCATGAAAGCATTATAACAATTGAAACCGAGAATGAATTATTCCATTATAGAATAGATGGTCTCAATAGGGCTTTAACGTTTATTGAAAAAACTGGAATTAGGACAATCCCTAATGGCTTTAAGTTAATAGGAGATTTTTAAATGCTAACAAACCAACAAATGGCTAATGACATACGTGACCTTGCTTCTATGAGTCTAAGAAATTTAGAAGACTTAATTGACGCTGGTTTTAATATCAACGAGCAAGACTTTGAAGGCAATACTTACCTTCATTACTGTATAAAATTATGTAACGTTAAGTTAATAGAGACCCTATGCAAGGCCGGCGCTAATATTTATGTGGAAAATATCTACAGAAAAATGCCAATTGATGTGGCGTGGGAATGTTCTTGGAAGACTGGCATCTTGGATGCTATATTAAGCAACTCTGAGATGGCGTCTTCTGTTTTGGAATTAAGAAAACGTAGGTGTGCGTAAGGAGTGACTCATGATTGAATTAGTGTTATCCCCGTTAGAAAAAGGATTGCTTTTGATAATACAACAAATGGAATTACATTCAAGCCTAAACCCCGATGGCCTATCATCAGAAGACTATTTTAATCTAGGAATATTAGTAAAAAGTGCCGAGAAATTGGCTGAAGAAACTGGTAAAATACTTATTGCTAAAAAGATGACTAATGTGTATGATAGTTTGAAAGTTAAAGGAGGCTAATTAATATGGGCGCACTTACGTTTTATTTTGATAAAAACTGCACTGAAAAAGCCACGGAAAAACTGAAAGAGATTTTTCGTGAAAATGGTTTAATTGGCGTTTCTGGTTTTACGGGCTATAGTGATAACAGAAATAAGAAATGGATTTGCTATAACCTCAGTAATAGAATGACAGAAGAGTTTCAAGTTATTGATGAAAATTTAAACAATAAAGTAAACGATATTGTTAGAAACTTCGACTGGGAATCAATAGGCGTAACAGGTTTCGAGGAGGCTATTTTAGAGAAAAGAAGGAAGATTGAGCGTAAAAATTACGTATGTTGCGACACGGCAGAAACATCGTGTAGAACTTTTTGGAAACTTAAACCAATCAACGGTATGGCAGAAAAAGTCGGAGAGCCGCTCGCAATTCGAATTCCAACCCTTAGAAATAATCCCAATGGTGTTGAATTCTCGCTTAGTGATATACCAGTTGGAAGCATTGTTAAGATTTGCGATGGGGAAGAAAGGTTTTGGGTAAGGGTAACAGAAATTGGAACCGATTGTTATTTCGGAGAAATTATTAACAACCTTATATGTGATAAGGGATACGGTCGTGGCGATATGGTTGTGTTTAATTTGGAGCACATATACGATGTTGAAAAACCTAAAATGAGAGTTTTTGGAACGGAAGAACCAAAACTCGACTTAATTTTTGGCGTTACACGACAAGGGTTTATCGAAATCTTAAATGATTGTTCTAAAGAATTAAAATTAGCAAACTCAGATATCTGTGAAGCTATTTATTTAATAATTGTACAAATTTGTCGGGGTATGAATATTATCCAGATAATGTCAGAGTTAAGGAACCCTCCTATATTATTCGCTCACCAACGAAACTCTGTATCTGTATTAGGTAAGCTCGCTTTAAGCATACTTAATAGCATTTCAAATAGATACAATAAGATAGCTCACACGATTTACGCTGTAATACCGAGCACCCCTTATCACTTTTTAAAGAATGACGTTGTTAAGCCGGTTTTAGAGTGCATCTTAAAAGAGTGCAATACACCGGAGGATGCCCAGGAAGGCATCTTCAAATCCGGGGATAAGGTGTTTTTTATTAAACAAAGTATTCATGGGAACGGTAATGAGCCTTATCGAATTAATTTATACTTGGGAATTGTAAAAAATTGGACGGTCTGTCCGCACGGCAAGATTCAGTGTATATTCGACAATGTATTTAACATTATGGAATTAGAAACTCTGGATTTAGATGTTTGTAATTCTGAAGACGTCAAAGAACTTATCGAAGCAGATGATTTTAGTAAAGCGATTGTTAAATCAAATACTAAGTCAGTCTATGGCGATATAACGCTTTGTCCTGTTGATGAATCGCTATTTCCAAAGTTGAATAAGATATTAGCCAGTATTAATGGAATCGATGATTCGAGTGAAATAGAATAATGAAAACCGATGATAAGGAAGTTGATTATATATTTTACAAAAGAGACCCTCATCCGTTTTCAAACTTTTGGCCTGCTCTAATATCTGTCGACGAAAAAATCTACCCTACATCTGAGCATTATTTTCAATCCATGAAGTTTTTAGGGGTGGACAAAGAACTTATGGAGAGTATAAGGCTATCCAAGCAACCTGAAAGATGTTATGCATTAGGCTGGTCTAAACCTCCTAGGGCGGACTGGGATTCTATAAGAAATAAGATTATGAAAACAGCCCTTGTTTTCAAGTTTTCTCAAAATAAAGAGTTGCGAAATATTCTTATCGAAACTGGAGATAAAAATATAATTCAACGATGCTCAAAAGATAAATACTGGGGAGACGGTTATCCTGGTAAGGGAGAAAATATGCTTGGAAAGCTTTTAATGGAGGTTAGGGAGGAATTAAGAGGTAAAATTATACCCAGCAAAAAAGACTATGAAAATGAATAAAACTGAACTAACCACCGAAGACTTAACCAAAGCCATACAGTTTCTTAAGGATAATGCAATACCTCCAGAAGAAGTTGACTTAAGCAGGCTTGTTGGGTGGTTAAATGCCCCTCGGTTTGATAAAAGTCCGAGATACAAAGGAGAATCGTCGTGGCAGAAGTAAACAGAAAGCTTGCATCAATCAGGATTATTACTGAGATAAAACCTATTGATGGTGCTGACAATATAGAATTAGCGATAGTTGATGGATGGCAGTGTGTAGTTAAAAAAGGCGAATTCATTGTTGGCCAGCTTTGCGTATATTTTGAGATAGACTCCTTTTTACCAATTAAGCCAGAATTTGAATTCTTGCGCAAATCTTCGTATAAAAAGATGAACGATAAGGAAGGTTTTAGACTTAAAACGATTAGGCTTAGAGGGCAACTGTCTCAGGGACTTGTCTTAAATCTTGATTCTGTCGGTCTTCCAAAAGATTTTAGTAGGCCATATGGCCCAGATTTCTTTGAAAACCATAATGATATTACAGAAATATTGGGAATCGAAAAATACGAATCCCCAATACCCGCGCAGTTAGCCGGAAAGGTTAAGGGAAATTTTCCTTCATTTATTAGAAAAACAGACCAAGAGCGCGTGCAAAACATTTGGAATAAAGTTAAGGATTTGAAAGAGTCATTTGAGGTAAGTATTAAGCTAGATGGCACAAGCTGCACTTATTACTACAATAATGGAGTATTCGGGGTTTGTTCTAGAAATTTAGAGATTATAGAGACAGAAGGGAACACTTTGTGGGATATCGCCAAAGCATGCAAGATAGAAGAAAGTTTGCGAGAGTATGGCAAGAATGTAGCTCTTCAAGGCGAGGTAATCGGTGAGGGTATTCAGGGTAACCCAGAAAATATTAGAGGCCAATTAAAACAATATAACAAATTCAATTGGAGAGGTCTATGGGATTTAAAGAGGACGGTAAGCAAAGGGTACACTTGCTGGCGTTGCGTGAATGGGCGGCAAACAAATGCCAAAGTTGCACGGAGCCTCCATGGTCTTACTACCAATATATGAAATTAAACGAGACCATCACCCAAATTTTGCAGATGATGGTCTCGCAAAAGACTCCGGGTTTCAGAAAGGAAGATTCACTTTTATCGGCACTACATCAGGAAAACGTTGTGCAATTAAAGGTTTGTAATACTCGCCTAAAAACTTCTCCACCCCCTTCCGATAATTTGAATATTGATCAGGAAGAGAATGGAAAAGTTTGCATTGCGAAAAGCTACAAGATTGAAGATTATCACAAATAGATATGGAGGTTATGATCATGAAGATAGGTGTGCATAACAACCGGGTGCCTCACCCTGGAGACTTTATTAAAGAGGAAATTGATTCTCGCGGCTGGAGCCAGCGCGATTTGGCATTCATTCTTGGTTGTCCTGAGCAAGCCGTTAATATGATTACAACGGGCAAACGTGGCATCAGTTCGGAAATGGCAAAGGCTCTTGGAGAAGCTTTTGGGGTTCCGGCCGAGTTGTTTTCTAATTTACAGAGTTCCTACGATTTGGCTAATGCACACGATCCCAATCCAGACATTGCAAAACGTTCGCGTATTCAATCCAAATACCCCGTTAGAGAAATGATTAAGAGGGGATGGTTAGAAGACACTGATGCATCAATGCTTGAGGCTCAAATAGCAAGATTCTTTGGTGTGTCAGATATAAACAAAGTTCCGCATATGGCTTGTGCGGCAAAAAAACAAAGCTATAATGATATTCCTCAATGATATTCCTCCAGAACAATTAGCAATGTTTTTCCAAACACGTTTATCTCCTACTTACATAAAAAATTGAAAGTAAGCGTTGACAAGCGCGATCAGTAGGGCAATAATGTCCTCACTGACCTCGTTGACAAAGCTTACTCGACGTTAGTTAGTAAATTGAACATAAAAGGCCAGATCCAACTGGCCTTTTATAATTTGCTAACCCGTAAAAGAACAGATTATGAAAATATGGCTACTAAAATTTTGGATGATTCAAATGATATAACTTCAACAATAAAATCTCAAACTATGAAAAACTGTCAATTAATGATTAAAAAACCTGATTTAATGGGAAGCTCAAAATGGGAGGTTATTTTTGACAAAAAAATTGACGTAAAAATAAATGACCAAAATTTTATTAAAAACGTTAGAGAAGGAGAAATAAATCTTACCGGGGGTTGCATGCTAATATGCGACTTGTTAATTGAGACCGAATTAAATTCAGAATTTAGTGTTATTAAGACTGAGTATACAGTTATAAAAGTACATAAGGTTCAAGATAAATACGAGCAATTAAACTTTCCCTTTTAATAATCTATCTAATTAACACAAATAATAAACTAACAAATTTCAAACTGATGCACTACTTAGGGTATACTAATATCTCTGTGAGCTTCCTTATGATTCTGACGTTGAGAAAGCAATAGAAAAAGTTAATGAAGTAATAGATTTTGTTTTAGGGATAAGAGATGAAAGTATCTAATGAACTAATCTTTGAACACTTTGAATTGTTTGGGTTAATTCCTGAAACCGCGAATTGTGTAGAGATAGAAAGAGCGCGATTGTGGTTACAGACACCATTTAAGTTTTCTGAACCTAAAATAAAATGGCTTTACGATAAACCTATCAAGGTAGTTTAAAGGTAGTTTAAATGAAATACGACCTATCGGAAGAAAGCTTGTTAAAAGCTATAAATGAATGTCGAACAATGTGGTCTGGCTATGCATCTATTGAAGACCAAGTGCGTGCCTTTGGTACATTCGAGGAAAAGATGGCCTACGTCCCTAGAAACAAGTTCTTTATTTCAGAAACAGAACAGAGGGCTAGCATGGAGAAGCGTGTAGCATTCTTGCATGTTCTTGAGAAGAGAGCAAAGGCATCCGGCTTGTTTAAAATTACAGATGAATTCGTAAAAGACTTTGTTGAGAGGAATGACTAATAATCATGGCATTCACTATAAATAACGATGTTAATGATTCATACGATTCTCCAATTTATTATTACCAAGAATATAAGGAGTTAAAAGAAAAAGTTGATAAAACTTATCGTAAGAAGCTAAAGAATAAACAAGCAGTTGCCTCATTGGTTTATTTAGTAAATAGACATCTTTAATGATTAGCCATGCAGCCCATCAAAAGCTTATGTCATTTTCTATTATGTTAGAAACGAGTTTATTTGGGACTGAAAAATGCGATGGATGCGAAAAATTACTAAAGCTAACTGATATTTTTGTTAAAGATGATAATCTTTATTGCATGTCATGCAAGAAATGTGTTGCATAAAATCACCCTGTTTTCTTTTTTTCAAACTCAGAAAGCATCTTTTGAACCTTTGGCAATAAACTCACGGGAATTCTAACCGATTTTGTTTCTTCTTTGTATTTTCCAGTTCCGGACGGTCTTCCGGCACCCTCTCTACGACCGCCAGGTGATTTCTTTGGTTTCATTTTGTTTCCTCCTATAATTTATCATCGTTACTATTTTCAGTTTCTAGATGCGCAATAGAGCAATAGAGTTTAAATATTGTTCGTCATTTTAACTGTTCATTTGTCTTTCCTCTCACGACCATAAACAGCATCCTTAAATTTAACAGATTTCCCAGACTCCCACGCTTCCTTAATATTTTTTTCAATTGCTTTCATCTTCCTTGCTCTCCATTCACAGTTGTCTTTTGAAAATCCTTGAGTCCTATCTTTCCTTGCGAGATAATGATTTTTATCTGGCTTTCTCCGCATGTCTTCCAAGAAATTTTTATACCCAGAGCTTACATCTAACCATCGAGGACAGATTGAAATCCCAGAAAAATTTTTATACTTTTCTCTAACTTTTTCGGATGCAGAACTAACTCTGCTCTTCATGCCTAGATAAGCAAGATATTCTAAACTTTCTTTCCCTGCCTTTGCCTCCCCATGCTTTAAATGACCTGGTGTTAATCCTAATAATGATATGCAACCACAAGATTTTGTACAGTTTCTGAGCAGGTTATATAAGAATAATTCTTTAATATTACCGCATTCACATGAAACTCTAACCACAGTTCTCTTTTTCTTTATTCCAATTATTTCTGTAATTGTAAGTTTTCCAAATGATTTTCCTATATATTCATTTGTTAGGCTTATGAGCCTTTTGCCTTTAATAGCTTTGTATTCTTCCATCTCTATACCCTCATTTTAATTGTTAAAGGTATAGTATCTCATTTTGTGCTAAATTAAAACATTGCAATTAAAATAATTTTTAGTATAATGAAATTGAGCAATAGCGGCGTTGACAGTGAAACGCAATTTTACCTAATGAGCAGATGAGATAACCTTGAAGTCGATCGGTAATTCAAGGTGGTTCAACGAGGTATATAGTTTTGCTCTAGCCAGTGCAATTCTGGCCTGTTGCCACTGATTTACGGCATAAGCGTTCGTATGCGTGATACGAATGGGGAAACTGCATTTCCAAAAAAGACAGCCAGTGAAAATCTGGCCTTATGCTACGGCGTATGAGATTTTTAAATTGTTTGTTTCCGGGAATGAATAATGAAAGATTTACTAGACCTAGTAAAATACAAAAGTGAAGAAGCAGACAAAACGATTAGTGAAATAAATAATTGGGTTTCGCTCTGTATGAAGCGTTCAAATGAAATAGAGGCTTTTGCAGCTGTTATTGTTTTTAAGGACGGGAGCGTTAATGTTTACGATGAGTCATCGTCTGCCAGAAATAGACTTACATTAGTTGGCGGTATAGATGCATTAAAATCTAATATAATCAGAAAGCACTATAATTTTGAGGATTAAAAAATGAGTAACGAAAAAGACCTGTCTACTGAAGTTAAAAATATCTTACATGGGGAGATTTTATGTCCTGAAGATAATAAAAGTTCAACAAGCCATAAAGCCCATATAAAGGCTCATATAGATGCTTATAAAGCATATAAAATATCTAAAGAAAAAGATATTTCGGTCGATTTTAAAACAGTTCTGCACGGCGAGGTTCTTGGTCCCGCGGAAGAGCCGCCTAAAAAATCCAAAGAACAAAAAGAGATTGAAATTCTAAAAGCCAAACTAGCCCAAAAAGAAGCGGAAAGAGAGGCTTATATTGCTGAAGAGGTTCGCAGACGCAACCTGTCTGTTCAACAGTATTACGGAAATGTGTCCTCTATGAACCAACAACTTGGCGGTCAATTTGGATATTCTCAAAGCAATCTTTTTGGCTGTATGCATCATTATACCTATGACGGCGTATGTCGATGCCAAAATTGTGGCCGCTATTAGCAAGTATGAAAAACCTTACCGGAATTGCCATTCGTAAGGTTAGAAAAGATATTGGAATAACAAGTGAAAGCCTTGCAAAGTTATGCGGTGTCACGCGTCCTTATATAGATAAGATTGAGGCTGGCAGCACAAATCCGACAGATGATATGATGGATAATATTTTTGAAGTTCTTGGTATTTGGATTATAGTGACAGATTATTTAAAGGGGTTACAGTAATGTCAGACGAAAAAATAACTTTAGACTGCGATACTTACGGCTCAGGCCAAAATGCCGGCGTATGTATCATTTGTGCGCCAACTGGAATAATTTGTACCGTGCAAGCCAACGGCATGGCTTGCAGTCATCCTGAAGCAGAAGGATTTCCGATTGAGATACATTGCTATGAGGACTTTTATGAAGCTTTAGAAAAATTTGATGACTGTTCATGGGGATGTTGTCTGGGGGTTAATGAGGCCGATGACTCCAGGGAAGAGCATCTTAATAAATATGCCACAGCAATAGATGAATTTTTATCTAAAAATCTTACAGGATGGAGACCAATTTCATTTGAGTTTGATCATAGCCGTATAACAGAACTCATGGAAGGTTGGTGGCCAGTTTTAGTAAGTTTTAAAAATACAGAATTCTATAGAGATAAAGAAAAAATATTTTACGAAAAAAAATTTAAAGGCTATCTATATTTCGGAAATTGTGATTAAATTTAAAAGTCCAAATGTAATAAACGTTTTAAATTAATTTAATGGAGAAATTTATGAAAAAGTTATTGACAGGACTATTGATGTTTTCGAAGACAGCCGTAGAAGCGGTGACTATAACCAAAGACAATTACAATCAATACTTATGTGATGACAGTTTATTTCCTAAGTGGCAATATGATTTTGGCCACGATAGAGAAGATGGACCTGAAGAAACAACTCAGCCAATTGAAGTTAATGAGGATTACCGTTTATATTGCGCAGCTAAAATCTCGTATGAAAGAGCAGTAGAAGACAATGCTTTTAATGTAATGTATACAGGGCATGAAGGGGCGTGCCTCACTAGCAAAGTAGATACATTCGGAGTTCTTTATGCTCAAACTTGTGAAAAATTAAGGCAAGATAAAATAAATAAACCACATGCCTGGATGCATGTAATGAGAGAACGAACTCCCTGTGTTCGTCCAACAAGAAGGTAGGCCTCATAACAACATGTCGACATTTCGTAATTTTATCTACAAGTTTTTGTGATATGATTGTGGTGTCGACATATTATACCCCTATATAGAACAAAATTATACTTTTCAAGTATTGTTTTAACTGCCATTTATTGTTATAACGTACTATCTTAGTATAACAATTGAGACGTGTGTGAGCGGTTAAAACAGCCGGACTGTAAATTCGGTTCCTTTGGATTCGTAGGTTCAAATCCTACCGTCTCAATCATTACCATGCTATCGTAGTAGCACAATGGAATACAACGATACAGATATTTATAAGGAAGTCGAATTAAGGCGTTTAGCTGAATCCTCGCTGTACGAGTTTACAAAACAGGCGTGGCCTGAAATAGAACATGAGTTCGAGTTTGTCGAAGCATGGTTCATAAAGGATATGTGCGAGCACCTTGAAGCCTTATACCGAGGTGATATTAAAGACCTCATTATAACCATTCCTCCTCGTGCCACGAAGTCTATAATTTGTTCTATCATGTTCCCTGCCTGGGTTTGGATAAAATCGCCTTCAGCACGATTTTTATGCCTTTCTCACTCTGAAGACCTTTCAATAGAACATTCCATCAGGCATCGCGATATCATATCCTCTCAATGGTTTAAGTTAAGGTGGGGCGATAGATTCTCTCTTAAAGATGACCAGAACCAAAAAACAAAATTCTCAAATACTAAAGGGGGGTACAGAATCTCAAAAGGAGTACTCTCGCGCGCAACTGGGCGAGGTGCAACCTACCTTATTGGCGATGATATAAATAATGCCAGAGAATCAGACCAAGACCGTATTAAAAAGAACTTCATCTGGGATTCGTCCCTGTCAACTCGGTTAAATAATCCTAGCAAAGATAAAAGGCTTATCGTTGCCCAAAGAACCTCCACAAATGACCTTATAGCTCATCTTCTGGAAGGGAAAGGCGGTAAGGGATGGACTTGCTTCATGCTTCCAATGGAGTTCGAAGAAAAGAGAAGGTGTAAGACTATACCGCTACCATCAACATATCCAAATAAATGGCAAGACCCTCGAAAAAAAGAAGGGGAGGTTTTATGCCCTATTCGGTTTGCGCCAGAGGCGTTAAAACGTATCAAGGAAGGACTCGGGTCTGATTACCTTATTGCAACACAACTTCAGCAGCGACCTACAGTTGCAGAAGGCGGAATATTTAAGAAAAAGTCATTCCAATGGTGGAAAAGCGAGAAACCTCCAAAGGTTTTTCAGGTTATCGAGTCCTGGGATACGGCCTTTAAAAAGGGAGACACCAGAAAACCTTCCCAAAAGATATCTTACTCTGTCTGCACGGTATGGGGTCTATTCAACGATGAATTCGGGATAGTAAACGTTATTCTGCTGAATATGTGGCGAGACCGCGTTGAGTTTCCTGAACTAAGGGAGGTGGCAAAAAAGCTTGCGCGGGACTACAGATATAACGAATCCAGAGAAGTTGACGAGAAATCAAAGTATGTACCCGATATGATACTGGTAGAGGCCAAAGCTACCGGAGAGCCCCTTAATCAGGAGCTCAGAAGAGCCGGCATACAATGCACGATGTTCGACCCTAAGCCTTATGGTGACAAGGTAAGGCGCGCAAGTCTGATTACCCATATTGTAGAAGCTGGGCGAGTTTGGGTTCCTGCGAGGGGGCCTAATTTTGAAAAACTAACATCTTTTGCAAACCTATTTGTAGATGCTTGTGCTAATTTTCCAAATGACGATGATTCAAAGGATATCGTTGATACGTTGTCACAGATGCTTCATAAGATGATTAAGGGCGGTATCGTTAGGCACCCTAATGACCCTAAAGACAAGATTAAGGATAGTAAGCCAAGGACGGTTTATGGCATAGATGGCATAGATACCTGATATTTTGTATAAAAAAATACCCGGCTAGAGATGCCGGGCAAAAAGAGATTGACACAACCAGTATACACCTCCTTGAGCCCTCAGAGTAGGGCTTTTTAATACCCTGTCACTTAATTATTCCCCGGTAGTAGCCTCCGCTTACTCGTGATATGCGATTCGCGATATGCGAATAGACACATATTTAAACCTATTTAAAATAGGTCTTGTTTTAGTAAAAAGGATGCCTTATAATTTTGACACTGCTAACTTTTCTCCTAGCGGGTTTTTCTATCTTTGATAGTTTACAAACTTGTTTGGGTGCAATACATAAATGTCCTTTTATCCCCAAGACCATTACGATAATCCTCAAGATTTACAGGGATTCGGTGCACCCGACATGGCCATAAATGGCTATTCACCAGACCCATATGGAGAATTTCCAGAAAATTTTAATGATTTCGCTATCGGAGAAGAAGCAGGGAGTCAAATCCCTGCTGATGGCGGCGACTTTTACGAAAACTTAGCTCATAACCTAGAAGATTCCGAATTAAACCTTCTTGCTACCGAATTAATTGAAGATATTGATGATGACAAGGCTAGCCGTTCAGAGTGGGAAAATTCTTGTAGTACAATACTAAAATATCTGGGTTGGAAATTAGAAGAATACAAAAAAAACCTCTGTAACGCCATTGATAACACATTATCTACCACTCTCATGAACTTCTTGGCCCTAGCCAAAAGTGAGCTTTTTCCCTCAGGCGGCCCAGCAAAGGGAATGGTTGAGGGTTATCCGACAGAGGATTTAATCGAGAGAGCAGAAAGAGTCCAATTATTTATAAACTACTTTCTTACTGTTGTAGACAAAGCGTACTATCCAGATAAAGAAAGATTATTATTATACGTAGGTCTTTTCGGGTCAGCTTTTACAAAAGTAGTCATGGACCCCGTTACAAAAAGACCTTCTTTACGACTCGTTAAGCCTCAGAATCTTATTATTAATAATGCATGCACCTCCATTCTCGAATCTGACAGAATCACAGAGCAACAAGAACTTAGCCTTAAATACGTCTTGATTATGGAAAGAGACGGTATATTCAGGAAGGGAACAATTAAAAATTCAGATGATGACAATAGTGAAAGTACTTCTTCTGTCAACAAAACAATAAAACAAATGGAAGGTGTTAATGACGCTAACGTAGAATCTGAAAATAAATCTTTATTTAAGTTCTATGAATGTCATGTTGATTTAGACCCCGAAAGAGTTAAAGACGGCATAAACTTTTCGGAAGAAGATGAAGAAGATAATATCCCAAGACCTTATATTGTTAAAATATGCGTTAACACAGGGAAAATAGCCTCAATTAATAGAAACTGGAAACCTCAAGACGAAAATTTCAAACGTGCAGAGTGCTTTGTTCACTATTATTATCTTCCTGGATTTGGAATATACAGCATCGGACTTGGTCATTTACAGGGGTCAAATGCAATCGTTTTAACAAACATATTAAGACAATGCCTTGACGCAGAAAGCTTTAAGATTTTTCCAGCCGGATTCATTCAAAAAGGCGCATATCCAGAATCAAATAATATTTCGTTACTTCCCGGCGAGTTTAAAGAACTAGAAACAAATGATCAGCCAATGGGTAATGTATTTTCTACGTTACCCTATAATGGCACGTCTCCAATTATGGTTCAGCTTAGAAATGAGTTAAAAAGCGACACTTCTACATTAGGTGGCGCATCTCAACAAGTAGCTCCTCTTGGTGCTTCAGATGCGCCCGTTGGAACAACATTAGCCCAGATTGAAGTTCGGGATAGAATACCGTCTAATGTTTTGAAATCTATTAGAAACTCGCTTAGTTATGAACTACAACTACTAAGAGATTTGTTTGCAGAATACCTTCCTGAAGGACCTTATCCATTTAATGTTCCAGGAAACAGCGCTCAAGTAATGAAAGAAGACTTCGTGGATACAATTAATATTGTTCCTGTTGCTGATCCAAATCTTATTACCAACAGCCAAAGAATTATCATCAATGAAATTCTTATACGAATTGCTAAAGAGAATCCAGGTTTATTTGATATCAGAGAAGCTTATAGAAGATTCCTTAAATCAATGAAGGTTGAGGATGTCGATACGATTATGCCGAAGCCACAAGATATTGTTCCGGCAGACCCTATTACAGAAAACATGGCATTAGTAATGGGGAAAGGCGCTAAGGCAGCCATACAGCAAGACCACTCAGCTCATCGTATTGTACATGCGCCAATAATACAGGCGCTTTCTCAAGACCCGACAAAGCAGGCAGAACTTGCAGCAGCCAAGGCTCACGATGCAGAACATCAAGCTATGGAATACCTAGTACAGATACAACAGGCTATGGGACAACAAATGCCAGACCCTCAAGCGCTGCAAGACCCACGAATTCAGAACCAAATAGCGATGATGGCGGCCCAAGCTGTTCAACAATTACAACAGCAACAGCAGGCTCAAAATCCGCCGCCTCCAAATCCAACTGAAGTTATGTTGAAAGATATTCAGCAACGTGAAGAGGCCGCACGACTCAAGCACGAGGAAGCACAGCAAAAAGTAGAGCTTGAAGCCTTTAAGGCTCAAACTCAATTTGAAAGCAGCAAAGCTAAAATGGATGTTGAAAAAGAACTGGCGAGAGATAAAAACGAAGTTGATTTAACTATCGCCAAAATGAAACAACCTAAGAACTCGGAGTAAATCATGACAGTTAGATTTTTAATGAATGGTAGAAAAGAAAAAGCGATGCGGACATTTAATGGAGGGGGATACAAGAAGGGAGGACATGTAACAGAAATAGCAATCGTTTTTGGAATGCCTAAAGGGATGAAACATCACGGAATGAGTAATAAACCTCCAATCAGAAAGAATTTCGGAGGTCCAATGGTTGCAGAAACGCCAGAGACCGCACAAAGAATAAGCGATGCAAATCAGATGCTGAAAAATAGCATTGGTTTAAAAAAAGGCGGATTGCCTCGAACGGACTATTTAAAAAATCGTATGTGTAAATCTGATGGTGGTTCTGTCGGATTGACGAGAATGGCAAATAGAGACTTAGAAACTGGTAAAAAGTTAATGGGATTAAAGGAAGGCGGCGATATTAGAATGGCAGCTGGCGGCGTTGGCAAAATCAGAAAACATGTTATGTCAAAATCTGGAAAACCAATTCCCACCTCTTTTTCGCGAAAATATTGTAGGGATAAATAAATTGTTAGAGAAATTTGTTGAAAGTTTTATGCTTAAAACTAAAGCAGAACAAAATAAGTTAACCACTCGTATGACATGCGGTGGCCTTAAAGACTTTTTTGAGTATAAATCAGTTTATGGGAAAATGAAGGGGCTAGAGCAAGCGAGAGGTATAATTCTTTCACTCTACAGAAATGCGATGGAAGGAATTGAAAACAAGGAGTACAAAGTTGAAGAGTCTGAACCGAAGTATTTCTAGTTATATAGAAGATTTTGAAGAAGAGGAAGCCAAGCAGTTTATTGAAGAAGAACTGGGCTTTCCTGCACCAAAGGCTTTTAGTAAACAGCTTATCGTAAAAATTTTCATTCGGCCGGAAGAGATTTCTACCTTTAAAACAGATGAAGGAAAAACAATAAGCATTTTACTCCCAGATATGTTTTTAGCAAATGATAAATATACAAATTTTACGGCCTTAGTTTTGGATGTTGCAAAAGATTGCTATGCAGATGAAGAGTACAAAGAAACCGGTCCCTACTGTAAAGTGGGAGACTGGATAATTATCCCAAGGAACGTTGGAACCCAAGAAGACTACAGAGGCGTTACAGTTCAGGTAATTCCTGAGGATGCTATCTATTGTGTTGTTGAAAACCCAACTTATGTTGAACGTTTATTTCAAGGAGCGAGTTAATGTTATTAAAGCCAGTTGAAGGGAAATTAAATATTGTGGCAGCGAACGGAGTACCTATTGAAAGTATCAATCTATCAAATTCGTCTATTGATACGCCTAAAAAGCAAGAAATTAACATTGACCATTCTAAAAAAGAGTTCGAAGAACGCTATGGATTTAATCCGCCAAGACCCGTTGGACCAAACGTACTTATTGAAATCTACAAACACGAAATGTCAGAAATTATTGAGATTACTGAACAAGCAAAGGATAGAAAAAAGTGGGAAAGTAACGTAGGTCGTGTCTGCAAGATTGGAGGCGCCTGCTATAAAGGCGAAAGATTTAAACATTGGCCAGAAGAAGAGCTTCCAAAGATTGGGGACTGGATTACCTATAAGGTTAACTCAGGAACAATATTTAAATATGGTCCTCCCGGGAAAGGCGTTGATGTTATGACAATCTATGATGATTGTATATTGAACGTTATTGAAAACCCCGCTTATGTTGTAAGAGATTAATATGAATAGTAAAAACGCTAAATTAGAATTAGCTAATTGCATTTCTGTTAAAGAAATAAGTATCTTTCCGCAAAAGAATGAAATTGATTTTCCAAAATCAGATGATGATTTATACCCACCGCTTGGAATGCGGTACGTATGGGGAAGATACAGTATAATGGGAGAAACAGACCACGCAAATATCCTGCGTCTATGGAGTAAAGGTTATAAACCAGTTCCACCAGAACGTCACCCCAATACATATTCAGACAGGAGTGTATCGGGTTTTATTTCAAGAAAAGGTTCCGTATTGTTAGAGATTTCTGAACGTGATACAGCCATTCACAACAGCAGGCTTGATTACATAAATTCAGAAATAGATAAGAATCCGGGACTTGCTATCGAGATAAAAAGAAACAGAGAGCATTACGTCAAAGAGCTTAACGCACCCGTTACGCTAGAAATTGAAATTAACTAAAGGGAGTATGTATGAGTAGAGAAGATTTTGAAGATAAAGCAGAATTCGGAAATGATGAGGTAGAAAAGGAAGAAGAACTAGAAAATGAAGAACTCTCTCCTAGCGACAATCCGGCGAGAGATGAGTCAGAGTCCGACGGTCAAGATGAGTCTGATTCTTCTGAAGAAGATGATGAAGAGGAAGACGATAAGTTAAAGGGATTCACAAAACCTAAGCGTGATAAAACACAAACTCGTATTAACATTCTTCAGCGTGAGCGTTATCGAGCACTTAATGAGCTTGAAAAGAAAGCGGCTGAAGTAGAGTTCTGGAAACAAAAGGCCGAACTATCTAGCCAAGCATCAATGCGACAACTTGATAGCAATGTTAATTATCGCCTTGATAAAGCAAAGGCAGCTCAAATAGCGGCAATTGAATCTGGCGATACACAGGCTCAGGTTGATGCAATGGCAGAAGTTGCAGCTGCTACTGCTGAATTGCACGAAGTAAATAATTGGAAATATCAAGACGATTACGAAAAGCGTGCAAGGCAGTATCAACAACAAGAACCTGACTATCAGCCTGACCCTGAAATTCTTAATGCTTGGTATCATGATAATAGCGATTGGATTGACCCGTCTAGCAAAAGGTACGATAGAGAACTTGTAGAATATATGGGACAAGCAGATACATGGCTCGCAAACCAACTTCGTGCAGCAGGTCGACATAGAGAAATTGGCGGTTCAGATTATTTGCAAGAAATAGAAAACATGAAAGAACAATTTATTCAACATCGAAACCAAAGCACAAACCAAAGAAGGGAGTTAAATATGAGGCAACCAAGAGGAGGGGCATCTCCTGTTCGTAATAGTGGTCACAGTACACGGCGTCCGAGCATAGGAGAAAGGCTTACCTCAGAACAGCAAGCACTTGCTAAGACCCTAGGCAATCAAAAAGTTTATGAACAGGAAGTTGCTCGATTCAGAAAAGAGCAACAAGAGGAAGAATTAGCTAGCAGAAGGAGATGGTAATCATGACACATTCAAAAGAAGGAAGACAATTTGAAACTCGGATGGATGAAAGAACAGAATCCGCTATGCGCGTTATTATGGACATGGAATATCGAAGCATGCTCCATATACCTCCAGAGATAGTTCCTAAAGGCTACGTTTATGCATGGGCTACAAGCCATGTTATGGGCGAGCCACGACCTGCGCGAATCATGCATATGAGAACAAAGGGGTGGGATATTGTTCCAGTGGACCGCCACCCAGAGCTTTCTCTAGTTGGCCTTCCTGGCGCTGACTCTAGGTCAGCGGGTCACGTGGATAGAACAGGGCTTGTCTTGATGGAGCGCCTAGAGATACTTCATAAAGCTGAGCTAGCCCAGAGAGATAAAATGAATCATAGCAACCTAGCGGCAATGCCGGGCGCGGAAGAGTTTGTTTTACCAACAAGGGTTCAAAATCAGTATTCAACCTCACAATCGTTGAAAGATGCGTCCTTTGGCTAAAAAAGTTTTGTACTATTTCAAAACTAGTGTATAGTGATATTATAGTATGAGAGCCATGTGAAATCATGGCCCTCATACTGAGAGAGCCATTCTCGTTAAACAGGCTGGCGCATTTGCGTCTTGGGCGGACATGGGCCCCTAAAACTGTCGCATGTATGAACTAAGTCACTACATGTTAAATCCAGGCGGACACGAGCCTTAAAACTGTCGGTAGGAATACCAGCAATTAACAGATTTAACGTGGAGATAACTTTATGTCATACGGACAAAATGCCCCAATGGGTTTCCAAGAAGAAACCCCACTACTTAGTCACACCTCAAATAGCTCAAATGTTAACTATACGATAGTAAGCGGATACGCCACTTCTATTTTTAGCGGCGACCCTGTTGCTCGGGTAACGGGTACTGGTGTTGCTAACACAGGAATTACAACCACAGGCGCCAATATTGCGAGAGCGACTGCTGGAACGGGGAACGCAGTCTGCGGTGTTTTCCAGGGCGTTACTTTTACAGATTCTCTTGGTAATAGTCAGTACTTACCCTATTGGCCAGCCTCTACGGTTACCCTTGCTAATACATCAGCGTCTGCTCATGTAATTGATGATCCATTTGCTGAATTTAATATTCAGGTTGACACATCAAATGCTGTAACACATACAGCAACAGTAAACTTTGCGGACTTAGGTAAGAATGCAAATTTCTTACTTGGCACGGGAAACACGCGAACTGGAATTTCTGGCGCCTACATAGACATGGCAACGATTGGAACTGGCGCAACAATTCAGTGCAATTTACTTCGATTAACAGGTGGATTTGGTTCTACCGTAGTCGGCGCTGCTGGAACTGCAACAAGTCAACAAAATGCTTTTGGCACTTTGTATAACAACGTTGTTGTTACTTTTAACAATCATTCACAAAAAGGCGGCACCGGAACGGCTGGCGTTTAAGGAGAATATTCATGGCTATAGTAAGAACCGCAATCAGAAATTTACTAGTACCTGGAATACGTACTGTATTTTGGGACTATGTATCTTATCCATCTCAGTACAAAGAGATTTATAAAACCTATGACTCGAAAATGGCAGAGGAAAAAGACATTGAAATGAGAATGTTTGGTCTTGCTCAGTTTAAATCTGAAGCAGGCCCTATCGCATTTGACAATGGCTTTGGTCAAAGAAGTTTAACGACTTATGTCCATAAAAACGTAGGTCTTTCATTTGCTATCTCAAAGAATGCGATTGAAGACAACCTTTATATGGGTAAGTTTGACCAAATGACAGCTGCTTTAAAACAGTCAATGGCAGATACTAAAGATATTTTGGGTGCCGCACCTATTAATGGTGGTTTCACAACGTATCGAACAGGCGACGGCCAATTCTTGTTCTCGTTAACTCATCCAATTGACGGGGGCACTCTTGCAAATATGCCAGCAACTCCTTCGGATTTAAACGAAGCCTCTGTAGAAGAAGCTATCAATACGATTCGTCGATTCAAAAATGCTGCCGGCAATACAATCCAGGTTAAACCTTGGAAATTGGTTGTTCCGCCAGAAGGGGAGTTTGCAGCAGTTCGATTGTTAAATTCAGCATACCGAATCGGTACGATGAATAACGACATCAGTGCAATCAATCATCTGTCCAGCATTCCAAAAGGGTATGTTATCAATCAGTACTTAACGAACCCTGCGTTCTGGATGTTGTTGACCGATGCCCCAAATGGCTTCAAGCACTTCGTTAGAAACAAAATTGAAGTTGACGTTGATACCGATTTCTCTACCAAAAACGTTCTTTGTAGCGCTGAGGAAAGATATTCATTCGGTATTTCAGACTTCCGTGCTGCTTATGGTAACGCTGGTGCTTAATATATTAAAGGGGAAATAATATGGCCACAAAATATATATCAGGCACCACAAATTCCATTCTTGTCGGTGACAAAGGTACAAATGGAGCAACGCCTACCCCAACAAAGGTAGGCGCGGAGCTTTGTAGCGCAGCGTTGGAACTTCAGTCTACTACGAGAGGGTTTTTACCACCTCGTATGACGACTGCTCAGATTGCTGCAATTGCTTATCCTGTTAACGGGATGAGGGCATATGATACTACGCTTCAGGCAGACGTAATTTATGTGAATGGTGCTTGGGTTACGCAGAATACAGGACCTACAGGAGATTTATATGCTTCTGGAACAATAGTTACTGCTGATTTGCTTACTATGTATACAACCGGCCTCATCCTGATTGCAGCCCCAGGAGCAAACAAGTCGATTGTTGTTAAAAACTTTTGGTTTGAACTTAACTCTGACGGTGCGAATGCATTTACAGGAGGTGGCGTTATAGGTCTTCAGTATACAACCGCTGGCCACGCAGGTCTCGCAGTAACTGGAACAATACCAGCCGCATTTTTAACGGGTGCCGCTACTGACAGAGCAACCATGGTTGCCGGCTCTTTCTTGGCTGCCGCTACTGCTGACTATGTGAATACGCCCGTCTGTATTACTAATGCAACAGCAGTGTTTGCTGACGGCGGTACATCTACAGCTAACTGGAAGATTTGGTATTCGATTGTTCCAACAATTTAGTTTTATTTTTCAATGTAAGGAGACATTAAATGGAAAATGACTTAGTGAAAAAAATTGAAGAACGTATTTCTGAACTGGAATCTCAGGGAAAGAAAATCGTTGATTTTGTCAATGGCATTACTGCAAACGTTAAAAAGCTTTTAGCCGATAAGGTGAGAGCAAACGATGAAGCTAACGTAATTGCTGGCGCTATTCAGGCATTCAAAGGTGTTCTTGCTGAGATTTTAGAGAAAGAAAAGTTGTCTGAATCTGAAAAAGAATCAGGCAAGACAAAAGAACTTTCTGCTAAAAAGGAAAAAAATGTCTAAGACAATAAGAATTGTATGGCCAGCCGCAGACACTGACTCGGTTTGTTTGGCTCAGCAAGTTGTCGCTGGTGGGAGCTTTAACATTAATGGAGCGTTAGCAACAGTTAACGTTCCAGCACCCTATGCAGAATTTGTAGGACTTGAAAGAAAGGTCTCTTTAACATCAGCAGCAGACGTATCCGCCGATAATTTTACTATTACAGGTTATTACAGGGGTGCGATAATCAGCGAGGTTATTTCCGGCCCTAATGCTACCACGAAACAATCTGTTAATCTTTATACGAAAGTAATTTCTATCACATCTGAGTTTACACTTACAGATGACGTCAGTATCGGAACAGGAAACACAGGAAATACGATATGGCTTCGAAGCGACTATCAGCGTTCTGTAAACAATGCGACTGTTGGCGTTAAGGTTCTTGCTACGGCTATTACATACACATTTGAAGCATCATTAGATGACCCTATTGCCACACCTGTTCCTTATATAATTGCGCCTATTGATAGCGTAACAATACCTACCATCCCGGCAGCAACTGACATGATTGATGCAACTGTCACTTCTGCGGCAGATTATTCATGGCCAGTCCATTCGGTAAGAGTTCGTGTAAGCGCATCTGATGCAACAGGCGCTTTAAATTTCTATTTCCTGCAGCAAGGACAAACATAATGAGTCGTTCTAGAAAATCAGATATGTACAGACAAGATGGTAAAAAATGGATAGATAACGCCATTAAAAAACCTGGCGCTCTCCATAAATCTCTTGGTGTTCCTATGGGTAAAAAAATACCAGAAGGAAAACTAAACGCAGCTCTTCATTCTAAAAGCCCTCTATTAAGGGAAAGAGCTAATCTAGCCAAAACCTTAAGAAGCTTTGGTCATTAGGACTATAGAGGATGTATAGATGGCTACAACTGAAACGTATAATTTTGGCTCTCCTCTCAATGAGCAGATTATAACAGACGCTTACGAGCGTTCTGGCGTTGTTGTAGATTTTGCCGTTCAACAAAAAATTCAAACCGCATTACGCTCAATTAATTTTATTCTCCAATCCTGGATGAATAAAAGACTAAACTTATTTACGATAAAACAAGGGATGCTTTCTCTTAATGCGGGCCAATCTGCTTATATTATCCCAGACCATGCGGTTGATATTTTAGAAGCCACCGTTAGAACCTCTTATAGATATCTTGGTGGTACAGCAGCAGCCAGTAGTGGTGTTGCTGAAGATGCATTTGACAGCAATCCTGATACACATTGTCAACAGAATGCTCCTGATGGATGGATTTCTTACAGTTGGTCTACTAATTATGCTATCTCGATATTGGGTGTTACTTCTTTCGTGGATGCAGAATATACATTGCTTCCAGAATATTCTTTTGATGGCAATACTTGGTTGCCTGCAATGCCTAATCCAATTCCTAAACAATTATATAAACAACTACAGCTAAATTGGTTTGTAATTCCGGTTCCTACGCCTGCACGATATTTTAGGATTCGAGAAACAGGTGGCGCGACTTTAGATATATCAGAACTTTACTTTAATATAAATATTAATGACCTTCCTATTACAAAAATGTCTAGAAGCGAATATGTTGCATACGCAAATAAAAACCAGACTGGTCAGCCTTCTCTTTTTTGGGTTGACCGACAAATAACACCGGTTTTGTATTTATATCAAACACCAAGTGCTCAATATAACAATTTGTATTACACCTACAAAAGGCAGATACAAGATATCGGCAGAATGACAAATACTGCTGAGATTCCAGCAAGATTCTTAGATGCTTTAACCGCAGAACTTGCTTATAGGCTAGCTGTAAAAGAAGGAAAGCTAGATCGTATTCAAATTCTCAAGATAGATGCTAAAGAAGCTTTTGAAGCAGTAGGTTTCGAAGATGGCGAAAATGTAACCGTTAGGGTTACAACGCAACCAGCTCAGAATTGGAGGCAGTAATGGCATATAGGAAAGGAAAATATAGACGAATAGACCCCAACAATTCTGATGCAAAAGCCGTTTGTGACATAACAGGTTTTACCTTTAATCATAGTGACCTTGTTAAACAAATGCAGTGGATGGGTAATTCTTTACAATGGACTGGTCTCCTAGTCGGTAGACCTTTTGTTGACTTTCCTAACGAACAATTACGAACACCTGTTATGTTTCCAGACCCGGTTCCTATTGAATTACCAAGACCATATCAAGCCTATGAAGTTGTTTGGTCAAACCAGATGGTTCCTTGGTCTGAATTAACAATTTTAAATTGGGTCAGTTGGAGTGGTTCAGAAAATGGAATTCCCGCAGCACCCGAAGCTGAAAGATTAGCAGCACTTCAAGCTGGTATTCAGCCAAACACACCGTTTTCAGGAGGCGGGTATCTTAATTTTCAACCAGAATTAACGCAACAGCAGATTTTGGACTCTCTGCAAAACTACAATTGGAGTTCTCCATAATATGTCTAATTTAACGAATCAAGCCCCAGCTTCTACCTTTGGTGCGTTGATGAATACCGAATCTACTGGCGGCTTAACTGATATTCTGCAAGTTATACAGGATGGATTTGGTCGCCCATCTCCACTTTCCTTATCTACGGATTCCTTGAAAATCAATACACAAATGGGGGGTGGCTTTTTTATTGATAATGTCCGATTAAATGCAACCGCAACTCAAATTAATTCTGTCTGTGTTGACGCATCGTTTTCTATTTTTACAGCAGCACTCATTTTGCCAAAAGGGACAACTGCACAACGACCTCCTTTTCCACAAAACGGGGAAATCAGATATAACACTACTATTTCTTCTCCAGAAATGTATGCAGATGATGAATGGACTCAGATAGGTACAAATTCTCCTAATTTCTCATCATTTACGACAGCAATTAATTTCCCTAAAGGAACAACGGGCCAAAGACCTGCGCCGCCAGAAAATGGCGACATGCGTTACAACACAACCACAAATAACTTTGAAGGTTATAAGGCCGGCGTTTGGGTGAATTTTGATGTTGGAGCTGCCGGTTATTCACCGGGAAGCCCTACTTTTCTTCAAGACACTTTTGTGGCCTCAACATTTAATCTTTCCGTTGGTTCTGCTATACCAAATTTTACAGGAAGATTTGAATCAACAATTTTTGGAGATGATGCCCTCCAGACATTAGGCGCTGGTTCAAGACTAGTTGGCATGGGTTATAGGTGTTTAAAATCTTTAACAACTGCTAACGATGTTACAGGCGTTGGTCACCTTTGTTTGTCTAGTTTAACAACCGGAATCTATTGCACAGCTTTTGGTAAATCATCTCAAGCGCTTAATCAAACAGGTGCCTATAACGTTTCGATGGGTGCACTTTCCTTATCTACCCTTCTTAATGGAAATTCAAACACAGCCATTGGCCATTCTTCTTTAGCTGCATCTCTTGACGACTTTAATACCGCTATGGGTCGAGATGCGGGGCTTATATTAATATTAGGACAGGAAAATTGTTTTTTTGGCGCATCATCTGGCACTGGTTTACTAAATGGCTCAGGAAATTGCTTTTTTGGAAGGAATGCTGGAGCACAATCCTCCTCTTATACAAATTGTACATTTCTTGGCAAAGGTTCTGGCGCTAAAGTAGGCGTATCATCCCTTACAAACGCTTGTTCAATAGGATTTAATTCTATAGCTGAAGTTGATAATTCTATTATTCTAGGCGATGCAACTATACCTACAAAAGTTGGAATAGGAATAACAAATCCGACACAGATTTTACATGTTGCTAATGGTAATGCTGTTTTCGCTGGAATGCTGGGCGTTGGAACAACATCTCCATCTACAAGACTTCATGTAAAAGACGGTGTTAGTTATTTTCAGAATAGTAATGTTGGAATTGGAACTGCAACCCCAGCATATTCTCTGGATGTTGTTGGTAATTGTTCATTTCAAGGAACATCGGTCCCCTATAGCGGTGTTATTCTACAACAATTTAGTCAATTGGTATCTTCTGGAAATACATGGGTTATAGATTTTCCTTTGATTTCTCCTCTTGGAGCAGGCAATGGAATGATAACTTTTTTTGAGGTAAAAATGTTAACAATACAAGAGGTTAACTGTGCCTATGCAGTTTCTACAGTAGCCGTATATTCTAAACAAGATGGTACATTTGCATCAGTTCCACCAAGTGGACTCCCAAGTATAACTTGGATTTACTATTTTAATACACCGCCAACTGCTACATGGACATTCTCTGGTTCTAATCTGAGATTATCTATAACGGCCGATGGGGGTCCTAACAATTTTCTTGTAACAACTCAAACAACAAGAATTACACCGGATCCACCTGGGTTATAAGAGGTATTGCAAAAAAATGTCAATGACATACACAAGTTTAGTCGAAAGAGTCATCAGTTACCTTGACAGGAACGATACTTCTACGGCTAATAGAATACCAGATTTTATTTCTGATGCTCAGCAAATGCTTGCGCTTGCCTGTAAAACAATAGGACAAGAATCTTATATTACTGGTGTATTTGTTCCGGGAACTTCTGTATATCAAAAACCTGCAAATTGGCGCAGAAACATTTCAATGAATGTTGGTTCTGCTGATGCTGCTGATGAGTTTAACGTCAGAAATCCAATTTTATTAAGGACGTACGAATTTTTAAGGGATTACACTCCAGATTCCGCAGCGGTAGCCGATAGGGCATTACCTCAGTTTTATTCTGACTATGGCTTTAACAACTTCTTAGTTGCACCTGTCCCAGACCAAGCGTATCCATTTGAATTTTGTTTTATTGGATTGCCTGAACCACTAAGTCCGACAAATCAAACAAACTGGTGGACGAATTTTGCGCCACAAGTTTTATTTAATGCTGTTATGTCAGAAGCCATGTTCTTTTTAGAAAACTACGAAAGAGCAGCTGCATATGACGTAAAGACCCAGAAAGGAATTGATTTGGTAAATGCACAAGATGAAATGCGAGCGGTAGACCGTTCAAGCGCGAGGCAAGCTGACTGATGGCTATGAACGATAACATTTTCCCAGTAATATCTCAGCCTGGAATACAGCGGGACGGCACAACTTTTGATTCTGATAATTATATCAACGGTCAATGGTGTAGATTTTATCGTGGAAAACCTCAAAAAATTGGCGGCTACACTAAAATATATGGATGGCCAACTAATATTCCACGTGGAACATTTATTGTTCCAAAGTCTCCAAATTCTAATATCTATATCGGCGGTAAGCAGTATTTAAGATATCTTACGGTCGATAACTCAACCGGACTTCCGACTGGTACCGTTGTAGATAGAACTCCATTGTTATTTAGCGAAAGCCAATATAACCAGTGGATTTTCGACATAATGTATGACACGACTTCTAATTTAAGCACCATTATTGCAATGGCAACACAGAACTTATTTTCAATAGACCAAACTGTCGAATCCCCTATATATTATGGAGCTTCTAATTCGGTCGATCCTCTTATAGAAACAGGATTTCGCACAAGTGGCGGATTTGTTGTTCTGCATCCATTTTTATTTATATTTGGAAATGATGGATATGTTCATTGGACAGTTGCAAACAATCCTACCGTAGAACTTGCTAACGCTAGGCCAACTGGAACAAAAATTGTAGCAGGTCTTCCTGCAAGAGGGGGTTCAAATTCTCCCGCTGGTCTATTGTGGAGTTTAGATAGCCTTATCAGAGTTACACAGGTTGGAACTTCTGATATAGAGTTTTCTTTCGATACGATATCTTCAGAAGTATCAATTTTATCTAGTAATTCTGTTATTGAATATAATGGAAATTTTTACTGGGTAGGAGTAGATACTTTTTATTTTTACAATGGTGTTGTTCAAGAATGGCCAAACTCAATGTCACTTGAATACTTTTTTAACAATCTTAACTTCTCTCAGCGACAAAAAGTCTGGATATCAAAAGTAACACGATATGGTGAGATATGGATATTTTATCCTTCTGGAAATAGTCAAGAATGTGATAAAGCGCTTATATATTGCGTAAGAGAAAAATCATGGTCTGACACTTCAATTTCACGTGGATGTGGCGATTATAATCCAATACTAAGTAATCCTATCTGGTGTGACAATGTGATAGATGTGAATAATGAATACAAAATATGGTTGCATGAAGTGGGCGTAGACGAAGTCGTTAATGATGTCCATTCTGCAATTCGTTCAAGTTTTGAGACGAGCGTTATTTCCTGGGCTGCATCTGGTCCCGGTGGTCAAAATGTTGCGACAGATAAAACCTTAGTTGCATATTCATTTGAACCTGATTTTGCAAAGGATGGAGAAAAAACGGGCGATATGATTTTACGTATCAGAGGAAGACAATATCCATACTCAACAGAAGTAGTGTCTAATGATTATGTATTTAATAGCGACATAATCGAGGTAAATTTTGAAGAAAAAATTGATTTAAGAGAAAAGCGAAGATTAATGACTTTAGAATTCGAGAGTAACGTAATTGGCGGAAATTACAGAATGGGTAAATGTTTACTTGTTCCAAAAATGGGAGACACAAGACCATGATTACGCCAACCAAAGATACGACATTTGAACAATTTGTAGGTTCAATAATTATTGATTTCCCCCTGGAAAATATTCCAACGGAATCAAATGAAAATAATTGGAAATCATGGGGTAGTGATTTAATACAATTACCTTCTTTTTCAAAAAATGGTGCACCAGACCCACACGGTTTTGAAAATAAAATCGACTGGTATCAAGCAGTTTTTCAATCAATGGCATCATTTAGTTAGGAGATTTTTTATGTTCAGTTCATTAAGCAAATTAGCCGGCCCATTACTAGGAATCTTAGGTGGGGGAATGGGCAATAATGGTTCAAGCAATAGCGGGGGTGGCCTAGGCAGTTTGATTGGTTCTCTTGGAAAAACATTTGCGCCATTAATGGGAACAGCTGGAACTGCCATTGGAACAATGTTTGGTGGACCATTAGGCGGCATGTTAGGAGGAACCCTCGGAAATGCCGCAAGCAGTCTGTTTGGAGGAAATGACCAACAATCACAGCAACAAGGACAACAGCCATACGGTCCTCAGCAATCTTATGGGAATCAATTTGGTACGCAAATGGGTAATGCAATGAACCCAATTTTCAACCAATATATGCCACAACAATTACAAGGGCAAACATTTGGAAATATGGGAGGTGCTTTAGGTAGTTATCTTGGCGGTCAATTTGGACATCCTAATATGGGAAGAGCGATTGGAGAATTAGCAAATCCCTTTATTCAGAGCATGATGCCTTATAGCATGAGGAATGAACAAATGGGCAACTTCGGTGGTTATCTAGGGAATCAAATGGGTCAAAGATTTGACAACGGAATGCAAAGTAGAGGGTTTAATCCAGCAATGAGTGGTGGTTATAGGGGTGTTCTAGAAGCCCCTCCATTAAATGAAGGGGGTTATGAAAGTATGCCGGGTAACGCTCAATTTGACCAATCATATGGCAACATTTCAGAAGCGCCGCCATCCAGTATTTCACAGGGATATAGCAGAGGATTACCAGCTCCGCAACCTGGCAGAGGCGATCTTTTAAGTGATATTAGAAACTATAGACGCCCGCAATCTTCAGCTGAGTCGTTCGGTAATATTCCGAAAGCTCCTCCACTTATACCACCTGTCTTTAATTCACAAAGTATGCCAAGAGGCAACTCAGGGATGCGTTCTTTTAGCGGAAGACCAGGTAATATGAATTTGTTTAGTGAATTTAGACAAAGAAGTGAGATGCCAAATATGGGTCTAAGACCTTCTCAGACAAGAAATAGCAGTAATTATCCCGGTGATTCTCAAGGCGCATGGCAAGATGTGCTGAGGAATGGAATGTCGCAGAGAAGAAACGTTATTGCGCCAGTTGAGGATAATTCAGATTGGGAATATCAAAGAGGAAATTATGCATAAAAATCGTTCTAACCTAATAAGTTCTACGAAGAAAATACGAAGCCTGGGTCAGCGTGGAGACTCAGTTCTTGCGCATATTAATCCTGCCGAGGCTAAGTATTTAAAAGAGAACTTTGGCGGAGATATTAACCCGTATACAGGATTGCCGCAGTTTGGCCTCTTTAAATCGGTTGGCAAAGCTTTTAAAAATGTTTTTAAACATCCTAAAAAACTTCTTCCGGTGGCAGGTTCTATTATTGGGGGTGTTTTAGGGGGCCCGGCTGGTTCAATAGCAGGCGGTTCTCTTGGAGGTGCTTTAGGTGGCGGAAAACATAAGTTAGACCATGCTTTAGGAGGTGGTTTAATAGGCCTAGGGCACAGTATTTTTTCCCCCATGATTGGACAACATTTTAACTTAGACCCAAGTTCTATGTTAGGAAAGGCTTCGATGATGGGCGCCCCTTCGCTAGGACAACAGTTCGGGCTTAGTGGTCCCGCGCTTAGTAGTATTGGTGACACTATAGGAGGAAGTTCCGGAAGAGCAAACGCTCTTAAAGCTCTTGTAAAAACGGGGGAATCTGGGCGCGCAAGCGGCTTAAGTTCTATGTTTGGTAGCGGAAATCTTCTTAATACAGCACTGTTGGCAACAGCCATAAACGGCGTTGTTAATGGTAAGGCAAAAATGCCAGCATATGGAACGCCAGAAAATGAATCCATGCAGCAGGCACAAGCACGAAATGCACATGACTGGGGTTCAATGGAACAATATTTTCCAAATGTTCCAAAAAGAAACGAGCCAAAGTTTCCTCCTAAGGGATATCGTGGAACAAGTTGGAATTTCTTCCCAACCCCGGAAGAACAACTAGAACAAATTCAGCGCGTAAACGAAGAAATGGCTCAACCTGGTTATGCTACTCGGTATGCAAAAGGTGGAAAAGTAAAAGGATATTTCAAAGGTCATGATGGAGGTCAGGATGATACAAGACCTACAAATATACCTAAAGATTCTTATGTAATGGATGCAACAACTGTAAGTCTGGTGGGTGATGGAAATTCTGAAAATGGTGCGGAAAGAATTGAACAAGAAGCCGAAAACAGAATGGACCATTTTTCCAAATCTGGTTTTATCAGAAATCCTGAAGTCAGCGAAAATGTTAGAGCGCTCTTGTCGGATGGTGAGAAAGTTATAACGCCAGACCAAGTTCGTGCATTCGGAGGCGGTAGTATCAAGAAAGGTTATAAAAAACTTGATAAATTTAGGAAGAATATTCGTAAACATAAAGGCGTTACTAAATTTCTTCCGCCAAAATCAAAACCTTTAAGAAAATATTTAGGAAATTAAGGAATATTTTATGCCAATACTTACTAATCAACAATTTACAGAACTTCCTCCTAATGAGAAGAAATATTATTCTGAAATGATGGCGCAAGCAGATGCTATTAGAAGCGCAAATAATATTCCCTATCCTAATGAAAGAATAGCACCGTTCCCTCAAGAACTTAGAGAAGCGCAAGCGATGACTAATAGAGAATTTGGCGCGGAAAGAGGGATGCTTCAACGTGCTGAAAATTCAATAGGTGAAGGAATTCGTCCTTTTCATGAAAATTATCAGCCATACATGAATCCTTATCAACAAGCCGTAGTAAGGCAATTAGCAGAAGAAGGAAATAGAAATTTTACAGAAAGTATTTTACCTGCTTTAGAAGCAAGGTTTTTAAGATTAGGGCAGCATGGCGGTTCTAAGCATGCTGATTTAAGTCTCAGAGCGGCACGTGACTTCCAGAGAGAATTGCTTGCACGACAACAGCAAGCATTGGCTAGCGGGTATCAACAGGCAGGTCAAATGTATAATGCTCAACAATTGCGAGAACTTGAAGGCGCTAACCAAATGTCAAATCTTGCAACAACTAGACAAGGAAATAGATTTTCTGATATTGCTGCTCTAGAAGCTATCGGAAAGTATAAACAACAACAAGACCAATCCATTCTTGATACGCAATATCAGGAGTGGTTAAGGCAGAGAGACGACCCACAACAAAGATTGGCATTTCAAGCTGCAATGATGCATGGCATGCCTTCTCAGGGTGTAAATCAGGCATATTTTCAAACTCCAGCCGCCCCACAAATGAATATGGCAGGTCAGTTTGGACCCTTAGCCATTGGACTTTTAGGAACACGGCTAATGGGTGCAGGGAGATAATAGATGCCACGTAGAGGCCCAGGAATTTTTAGTGCTTTAGGTAAGCGTGTCATGTACGGACAATATGGGCCCCAAATTGATTGGTATGGTTCTGGTTCAGGGGTATACATACCCACTCAGTATCCTACACCGCCAGCATATCCAACTAGTCAAGTACAGCTGTTCCCTGCGCCAACTGTTGGTTTAGCAGCGGATGAGCAACTTAACCCAGCGGAGAGAGCCATTATTCAAGCGGAGATTAAGGAGGGAAAAGAATCAAAAGAACAGGGAGCGGCTAGAGCATCCCATAAGGGAACAAGAAAATCTTATATTCCAGAATGGGGGGAATGGCCAACAAAAAAAGAAATGCTTGATAGATTAAAAAATGAGCGCGCAAAAGCACTAGAGCATGCAGATACCACATTAACTGAAAAAGGGCTACAAGACTTATTAAAAGATTTAGATAGAAAAGAATTTGCAATTATGAGGCAATATAACCTTAGCAAACATGAGCCTCTTCCTTATTCTCCAGGAAAGTTTGGGGGCATGAATTTTCCGGAAAGGAGGGCTTCTGATTTTTATATTGGAGGATTTTCGAGAAAAGAAGATGGTTCGTCGGATTTTAATAAATACATAAAGGGATGGAGAGATATGTCTCCCGCTGAAAAAGATGCTGAGATGTCGTCATATAACGCCTCAAAAAATACGCCTAAAAGAATTGCAAAGCAAGAAGAAGTTTTATTTAAGGAATATGAAAAGCAAGCTCAACAACAAGCTGAGAGAAGAAGAAATCTATCTCCAGCCGAAAGAGAGCAGGAAAACTATAATCGTCAAGTTGCAGAGTATTTTGAACAACAGCATAGAAATGAATACCAGAATCAATCCCAATTTCTAAATAGAAACAGACAAATTCAAGGACAACAAGGATTTTCTAATGATATTAATGTGCCTCAGCCCGTTATGAATGAATTGATTTCAATGATTAATAGTCAACCTGTACGATATGTTCCTATTAGACCAAGACCTAGCTTTAATGATAGGATTATGAATAGCTTTGGTCAAAATATGTTCAGTCCAGAATTTATACCGGAGGAAGAATAAATGGGAATGATGGAAGACATGCAAATGATGCAATACTTGCAGCAAGCAGCTGCTCAGCAACCTCCCATGGGCGGCATGCCTCAGCAAGACATGCAACAGCAACAAATGCCTCAACAGATGCCGCAAAGAAGGAATCCTCTCGAAGCAGGTTCTAGGACAGCAATTGAAGCAGCTAAGCGTTCCTTAGAAATGAGCGATGTTGAGAATCAAAGAGCGCTTGGTCGAGCATTAATTGGTATGGCCTCTGGCATGAAAAATAGTCACTCATATGGACAAGGTTTTGCGGGAAACATAGGTGCTCTTACGGATGGTTTGGCGCCCGCCTTGAATGCATATGACCAGGAAAGAGCGCGAATTGAAAATTTAAATTATGCAATTGCTCAACAACAAAAAGAGGAAGCTGCTCTTGCCAGAAAAGAAGAACGCGAAATGAAAAAAATGGCTCACGAAATGGAAATAGCTCAGAAAAGACTTGCAATAGAACAGGGCTACTTTGGTCTTAAAAAACAAGAGAAAGAAGCTGAGCGAAAAGAAATGGAACTATTAAGCAAGCCTGGAGCTGAAATTCCTTTAGCAACTCTTGGCCAGTCCGGCTGGAATTATGTTCAAAAGTATATGGACCAAAATACAAAAGAAATAGAATCTACAAGAAATGCAATAGATTATATTGATGAAGCGGGAGACATTTTAGAGAGAAATCCAAACATTACTAAACATTGGGCTATGATTTTAACGGCTGCTCAGAAAAAAGATCCTGGATATATTAATCAGCAATTATTGAACAAAGTTGATAAGCAGACATTAATTGATGCCCAGCTTTTAACTAAAAATTTATCAAATTTATATACATCGGAAGCGGGGGGTTTCACGCCAAGAGCTATGAATAAATATTGGGAGCAGCAAATTAAAGAAGGTGCCGCAACTCCTGATCTCCGAGCAGAAGCAATACTTCATTTGCTTAAAGATAAACGTGAACTTGCTGTTGCAAAATATAAAAATAACTTAGAGTCAGACGAGGCTTATAGAAATCGAGGAACATTCAAAAGGGCAAAACCTATAATGCTAGATTATAACCCAGAAGAAACAACAAAGTATGCAGATAAAAAGAAATCCGAAAAGGCTGCCAAAGACCCATCAGCAATATTAGAGGAAATTCGAAGGCTTGAAGAAATGATGAAAACGGCTCCGGAGTAACCAATGGGAATGACCAAGTCAGAAATAGCAACAAAAATTGCAGCGCTGAAGGCGACGCTCGGCGAACCTGAGGAATTGCCGGAACCTGTTTTGACGAAATCACAAATAGCTAAGAGGATTGAAGCTCTTAAGCAAAGCCTTATTGAATCTCCTATTGAGCAAGAAGAGGCTCAAAGAGCAGGTTTTGTATATCGCGCCGGCCAACTTGGACATGGATTATTATCAGAAATTGGTGCTGAAGCTGAAATGCTGCCTTACGGAAGCAATATCATGACCCCTGATGAAGAGGGAAGCCTAGAACAACAAGCATTATGGCTTGGCAGACGGCCTCAAAACCCTAATACTCGTTTAGAGCAAACTCTTCCAGAAGCTGCCGGTTTAGGTAGTGAATATGAGGCATCGGAAGGTGACACTTTAGGGAAGGTTTTAAACTTTTCTGGACGCATGCTAAAGCCCACATCTTTCTTGCCAATGGGTGGATATGGGAACGTTATAGGGGCTGCTGCTAAGGGGGTTAAACCCGCTGCTAAGGCATTAGCTAAAGATATTGGTATGACGGTTGCTCAGGCCGCAGCAATCAAGGGAACTCCTCGTTTTACACAAGAAGGTGGAATTCCTGGGGCTATTGAAGATATTGTAAAAGGGGGTACCGCTGGAGCAGGGCTGTCGGTTTCTGGAAAAGGTTTAAAATCTTTAACTTCAAAGGCATTAGGATTGCCTGAAACAAGAAAACCAACTACAAACGAATTGAGAGTTGGTAATTATCTTTCTAAAACTATAGGGGACGAAAATCTAGAAGGTGTTTCTAATAACCTAAAAAGCTATAAATCTGATATTGGATATGAGCCTCTAACAGGGGAGGTAACGGTTGATCCGACTTTTGCCCAGCTTCAAAGGGCCAGAGAAGGCGTTGTCGGAACCGGTATAGGTCAAAAACAAGGTGCTGGCGCAGCTACTATTGTAAAAGCGCTAGAAAACGCTGAAACGACGAAAGAAGACCTACTTTCTATTCAAAATTATGTTAGAGATAGGCTGCGTACACTTGAGGGTACTACCGAAAAAGAACTGAAAACGCTTTCGCCACAGCTAGAAACCCCAGAAGCAGGCCGACAAATTCAAAAAGGTTTGAATGAAGTATTGCAAGAAAAGAAAGGCGTAAGAAGAGCCGTAACAGAGCCTTTATATGAAGAGGTCAAGAAAAATCTTAACCCTCATGAGCCTAGAAATGCACTAGATTTTTTAGAAAATGAAATTGTTTCAGGAGATGTTGAAAAAGACTTCAATTATTTTAAAAAACAGTTAATGCCAAAAAATATAACAAAAAAAGATATGGCATATAAAAAATCATATGATAACGCCTTAAAGGTCGCTTCAGAATATGGGGAGGAAGTTGTTGAAAACTTTATTAAGAATTCTCCTGCGCCAAAACAAACTTCCGCTGCACAATTGGCGGCAGTTAGAAAAGCAATAAACTCTAGAATTCAAAAATATAAAAGAAGCGGCGAAAACGAAAGGGTCGTTATGCTCAAGCAACTTAAAAATAAGCTTGATTTAGATATGGATGGAATTAAAGAGCATCAAGCTGCAACAGCAGCATATAAAGAATTATCGCCACCCGTATCAGCCATTACAGGACAAAAGGCATTAAATTCTGTCACCAAGAAACTCAATGGCGAATTTTTAATGACAGAATCAAGAGTGCCAGAGGTTTTTATAAACTCTTCTGTAGGCTCAATTGATGACTCAAAGGCTCTTCTGAATCAGATTAAGAACAAGCCCGAAACCCTGGATTCTGTGAAGTCCTATCTAAATAAAAAGGCAGCTATGGCAATTATAGACCCTGAAACCGGGAACGTTGATATGAAAAAACTGGAAGCTTTTAAAGAAAAGTATCCTGGCGCCAAAATACTTTACCCAGAGCTATACAACGTAAAGCTTAAAGACATAGGTCATGCGCAGGTAATGGTCAATAGGTTTCTGAAAAATACTGAGGCTGTATCTGATACTTTTTATAAAGACGCGCTAGGTAACTTGAGCACAAAAGATTCAAAAAACATAATGAAAAACCTTTTCAATGAAAATTCATCAGAAAATATTGGAAATCTTGTTAAAGAACTACCCCCAGAAAAAATTCCAGCTCTTAGAAAAGAAACACTTAAGTATTTTAAGAAAAAAATAACGAATGCGGGTTCAGAAGGCGAACATAACACACTTTCTTATCCAAAGATGAAAGAGTTTATGAATAATCATGAAAATGCCTTAAAAAAAGTTTTAAGCCCTGAACAAGTTAAAGTTGTAAAATCCGTTGAAAAAATAGTAGAAGGCAAGAATAGGGCAGCAACTCAAGGCTCTGCAAAAGGTTCGCCAACAAATGCAAATATAGTTAATGCGCTAGACTTGTATCAATCTGGAAGTGCCGCAACAAGTCTTATTCGGAAAAAACTTTTAACGCTCGGCTTAGGAACCCCGTGGGTTGGTGAGTTTCTTCGGGAATGGAAAACAGTTCAATTAACAAAAAATCTTGAGATTCTGGATAGGGCTATAGTCGACCATAAATATGCCGATTTCTTATTATCAACTCCACTTAAAAGCAAGCAAGACGCTCTTGTTTTTTCAGCTCAAATGAAGAAATTTTCAAATAAAAAGTATATACCGCCCGAATTAACTGCGCTCGCACGAAAAGAGCAATCTAACGAAAAGGAATAAACTATGTTTACTACAACCTACACTGATGTATTTTCTGGCAAGAATATAACCCCAGCATTTCCTCAATATGCGGCGCTTTCGTTAAGTCAGGCTAACTTTCAATTGGCGTGGCCATCTCAGTTTCAGAATACTAACACTGTAGTTTCGGTTATTATGGATATAACACCAACAGCCGGTGGTTTTAGTGTAAGAATGCCAGACGCTAGAGAGGTTGGTACAGGATTTGCATTTACTATCAATAATCCTGGAAATTTTAGTTTTAATCTTCTCGACAATAGCGGAAATGTAATTGTAACAATTCCTAATGCGACCGCAAGGATAATATGGTTGATTAGTAACTCTACTCAAAATGGTTTATGGAGAAATTTGCCGGGAAGTGCAGGTGGTGCTTCTGTTACCTCTGTTGATGCTATTTCTCGTATTGGAGCAACCGTAAATCCAGACCCAAACTTAGTAATAACTGGCACACCAGCATTACCAATAACAGGCGTAGGTACTATTAAATTTGTATTAGGTGCAGACCTTTCTGCTTTAACATCTTTTGCTGCATCTACTGGATTTTCTGCTAGAACGGCTGCTAATACTTGGGCTTTAAGAACTATCACGGGAACACTCAATCAGATATCTATCGCAAACGGAGCCGGTATTGCAGGAAATCCAACTATTTCATTAGCAGCTGATATTACAGGTATAACTTCTCTTACGGTTGGAAATTTATCACTGTCGGCGAATACGATAGCGTCAACAAATTTAAATGGGCCTATTACACTAGCCCCAAACGGAACAGGATCTATTCAGTTAACAAAAAATACTGAAATATCAGCTACAAGAACTTTAAAATTTATGGCAGAAAATGCTACAAACTATATTACGTTTAGAGCTGGCGCAAGTGTGATTAATCAAGATTTTATATGGCCAACAGCAGCGCCCATAGCGAGCCAGGTTTTAGGGTTTTCTGGCGGTTCAACTCTTTCGTGGGTGAGCGTTCCAACCACTGCACCAACTAGCACAGTTAATGCAGTTGCTAGATTTTCTAATACAGTTGGTGGTATCAAAGATTCTCTATCAAATTTGAGCGATACTGGCGCATTAAGTATAACTTCTGTATCAACATCGGATATTACGATAGGGGTATTTGATGCTCAAACGATAGCAACAATAAATACTAATGAAAATTTAATTGTTGCTCCGAATGGGATAGGGTCGCTGGTTTCAAAAGGCGATATTTGGATACAGCCAAGTAGTGGCGCCCAAAGGAAGCTTAGATTATATAATTCTGCCGGAACCTTTTTTGCTGGCCTTATTTCTAACGCAGGGATGGTTGCAAATGTCACATGGTCTCTTCCTCTTACCGGCGGAACAGCAGGATATTTTGTAACAGATTCAGCTAATTCTATGTCAATTAGGGCGTTTCCTGTTACTGTTGTTGATAATGTTCCAAAGTTTTCAGATACTTCTGGAAGTTTAACGTCTTCAAGTTTAAGTATTAGTGCAGGTGGTGCTGGAACAGGATTAGCATCTTGTACATTTGGTAATATTTCTGTAAGTGTAACAGCAAATACAATAGAAAATACCGCAGTAAATACAGATCTGAGTGTTGTGACAAATGGAACTGGAAAAATATTGTTAAAGAGTACTGTTTCTACTAATACGAATACAAACCTAACTCTTGCACCAAATGGAACAGGATTTGTTAATCTAAGCAATACTACGGCTTCTACATCTACTGTAACAGGGGCTTTAGTTTGCGCTGGCGGTATTGGTGTAGCCTTAAAAGCATTTATTGGTGGTGCTCTCAATGTAACAGATACGACCGACTCTACGACTACGACCACTGGTTCGGGTATATTTTCAGGCGGAATTGGTGTAACAAAAAGCATATGCGTAGGGGGAAAGGTTTTAGTAAATACAACGTCTGCATTAGCAAACTTAATGGTTAATGGTGGTGTTCAAAATATAGCCACTCAAGATACATGTATTAGAGTTGTAACCACGGACCTATTTGGAACCATAGAGTTACAAAATAGTCATTCCGGCGGCCAGGGGAAATTATATGAGATTCGAACTACAAGTAATGGAGCTTTTGATGTAACTGATAGAACAGGTGGCGCAACTAGACTTACAATTGATACAAATGGAAATTTTGGATTTAACACTACCTCATTTGGAACAAGTTCTGCAAAAGTTATTGCAATAGCAAATGGAACAGCACCAACCGGCGATCCTGTTGGAGGGGGAGTTTTATATGTACAATCTGGCGCCTTAAAATATAGAGGCTCGGGAGGAACAGTTACTACGATTGCTGTAGCATAGCGAAAAATAGGAATTAAGCCTCCTGTATCGCATAATACGCTTCTGCTGGCGTCACAACAGACGTTATAGGGAATCCTATTTCTTCTAGTTTGTCGATATTTTTAATTTTCCCATCCCATTGCAGCATAAAGGTATGAAAGAATGTCTGTTCTACAATTCTTTGTACAGGCGACATCGTGCCGGCGCAGAGCTCCTCATGAACAGTAGCAACTTTCTTTTTAATCAGGAGGGCAGAATGCTTATCAACGTCTATAACAAGAATGTCCGGATGCTCTTTGGCTATCTCTAGGATAGCGTTTGGGATTAACTTTTTAGAAGACTCTTTCGGTTTCTTGCTCTTTACAGAGGTCTTTTCTTTAACTTTTTTATCTGATTTCTTTGCTTTTACGGGCTTAGTGGTCATAAATACTCCTTTTTAACTATAAAAGTCGGCCACCCCATGTGACCGACTATCACTATTGACTAGTATATACTATTTTCCATGAACAACAACCTTAACCATGAATCCAGGTTTGCCGGTTCCTGTCATTTTCTTAACGCGCTCTACAACAAGGTTTTTTGAGCTTTTAACTACATTGCCTTCCGCGTCCGCCTTAAATTTACCAGAGATATTATATACTTTAACCTTTGGTTTTTTAGCTTTAGGGTCTTTTTTGGTTTTCTTTGAAGCAGTTGCTTTAGGAACCTTTGCTTTTTTAGTCTTAGTATTTTTGGCTTTAGAAACCTTTTTATTTATAGATTTCCCGCTTTCCGATACTTCATACACAATTTCATCAACTACTTTCTTTAACTTTGGCATTAAATTTCTCCTAATTAAGTTTAAAAGTTAACAACCGGGCGAGAGTAGCATATACGTAATTTATATGTCAACTATTTAGATAATTTTATTGTTTTTGCTTATTATTTTCAGGTTGTATTTCATCTTCTGTTTCCGTAGACTCTTCGTTTTTTATACCTTTAACTATATCTGAACTAAAAGTTTTAATGAAATTTATAAAATTTTCTTTATCTTGAACTAATACTCCTAGCCCTCTTTCTAGAGACATAAGCCTAGGCATCCATTTTTTTAAGAATTCAGCCCCTTCGGGCGTTAAGGCTGGATATGCATACCGCTTATCTACAGGGTCTTTATAGAATTCGATATAATTTGTATTTTTTGCAACTATTCTTTTTAGGGTGCTCCTGTCCATACAAAGCTTATCGGCTATGTAACTAATGCTTTTCCCTCTATATTCTGCCAATGCATACATTACGTACAACTTTGACATTCTAGCGCCGCTCATTTTTAGCTTTATATTAAAAAACCTTTCTATAGACCTTGCCGCCATCATTACAGAAAGACCAACAAGCTTAACAGAGCTTGTTTCTAGAATTTCATTTCTACCAGTATTATAATTTTCCATATAGCCTTTATAGCCTTTTTAAATTAAAATTAATGCCAATCTAAATCAATTCCTAAAATAGTATTACAAATAAAATATATTAAAGCCATTAATATACTGGCACCAATAAAAATACTGCACAAAAAAACGACAGTATCAAATAACTCATTAACCAACATTCCATGTCTCCAAAAATATAACGCTTAATAAAATCTACCATTTGTAGTTGCAGAGCATTATAAATGATTTTATTATAATTGTATACCCAATAAAAACAAATAAACCCCCTTCTGCATTTTTTGTAAATGTGTTTTTTATTCTTATTATTAGTGGCCGAGATTTATATGGGAAAAATATATTTGTATTATTATTTAAAAATTTATAAATAAAAAATAAACCAACCATAATAAATTCTATTATTATCATATCGCTTACGAAAATAGAAAGTCTTTCCATTACATTTAATCCTTTTTTTCAAATTTTAAGAGTTTGAAATCATGTTCGGGAGGGAATGGCCTTAATCTTTCATTTTCGTAAAGAAACTTTAGTATTTCCATGAACTTTTTATGATTTTTTTTTGTCAAATGCCTTCCTTCTATGCCGTAAGCTTGTAATTCATAATTAGAATTCTCAAGTAAGTGGAATTGGAATATCATTGGGTCATTTGATACTGGTTGCGGAATTGAGTTCTGTTTTTCAGCTTCTATTTTATTATGACACTCAATTAATTTATTAAATCGATAATAACATATAAAGAATCCAGAAAAGAAACCAATTAACAAAAATAAACCAATCCCTTCATACCCAATATCTGTGCCTACAATCATAATTAATTCCTCCTTTTTCTTTCAATATCCTGGGGAATCTCGCGAGCTATAATTATCTTCTGCCCACACCATTCCGGTATTTCATTCATATTGCCATCTAATACGCCAAGTTTGAAAGTCTTACCGTCCTTAAGTTCTGAAATAAGTTCATATTCCCACCCGGCTCTACAAATTGTAAATCTCTTAAAGTTTGTATCCTGTACGACCACGTGTATTAATGGCTTTCTCATAAACTCATCTAAGCTACAAAAATCAAATATTACTGGCTTAACACCCATTTTCGCAAGCCATATAATATTTTTAGGGTCTATATACTGAATAAATCTCATTTGTTAGCCAACAATTTTTCTTGCCTTTCATTTAAAATTCTCATTAAGATCTCCTCCCTATGTACAGGTACATCTTTCTCTGCATCTATTCCAATATAAGTTGTATTTCCCATACTTCTAATAACTGTTATTACAACCTCATTGTTTTCACCAATAAATATTCGTTCGCCTGGTTTTCTTCCTAACACTAACATCATTCTACTCCTTTTTAATTTACACCCTGTAATTTTAATAAATTAATTAATTCAGCCGCATATTTTTTATAAGCCGCCGCCCACGCCGACGCCGCCGCCGAATCCGCCGCCCACGCCGACCCCGCCGCCGACTCCGCCGCCCACGCCGCCGACCGCGCCGACTCCGCCGAATCCGCCGCCCACGCCGCCGAATCC